TCATCTAAAGCATCTACACGGTGTTTGAATCGGAAAAATATAGAGGAACCATAATCGTTATTTCCACCAAATACATTCGGTAAGTGAGCTAAGAGTTCATTTCCATAAGTATTCACCTCTAAAACCGATTTTACGTTGTCTGGATTAAAGTGTTCAAAGGCTAAAAGATAAACTATTTCAGCCAAATCAGCAACGGATACAATATTACATCTGTAAATACCAATCTGTTCTAATCTAACAAAATCCAAAACATCTTTGTAATTAGCCTTTTGTGAGTTGATTAAATCAACTGGTTTAGGAACCATTTTGAAAATGTTGATAACTGAGTAGTCTAATCCTAATCCCTCAGCAACATCAATAGATAAAACTATTTTGTAATCTTTTCTTAATCTTGAATCATAGACAGATTCATCAGTTGACCATTTTAAGTCTTGATAGGAAAACCTTAGTTTTCTATCAAACTCATCAATTGGTTTCCACTCAAATTGTTTTTTATTTCTAGTTAGTTCATCAATAAGTGCCTCATCGAGAAGACTTCTTGATGAGTTAATAAATCTCAAGTCAAATTCCTGGTTGAAAGCTTCTTCACCACCAATGTCTTTGATGGTTTCTTTTTTCCAAGTGGTTATTTCGGCGATCTGTGGTAGTTTTATTTCACCAATAGATTCTCTAATTACATCATCTTCGGAACAATCAACTGAGTTAAATACATTAATGACCCATTTTTTCAACTCTTCATTATAGTATAACTCTGAGTTGTTTTTTGGAAATCTTTCTTTTAGATGATTTAAAACCTGTTCAGATGTTATATTGAATTCTTCTAACTTCTTGGTGTTTAATCTGATGTAAGTCACGAATCTTTTTGGTACTTGCCACCAATAAACTCTTTTAGCTACATAAGATGATTTTTCACCTTCTGGCTTTTCAGCTTCCATAAGTAGTTTATGAAATAGATTAAATCCACTTGGTGTGGATGTTATTATGATTTTGGAGTTATCGATGTTGGCAATAGTTGGAAAAACCGATTTATAAAATTTGTCTGCAATATTATCTGGTAGATAAGCAAACTCATCTAGATAAAGAAAGTCAGCAGATTGTCCGATAGAAGCCGTTTTAGTTGTAGCAAATCCCTTAATCCTACTTTTATTCTCAAAGACTCTGAATTTTTGATTCCAGTTAAGAATACCTTGTTGAAGAAAGAAAGGAAGTCTTTGATATATCTCTCCAATTTTATCAAGTACCTCAACTGCTGTATCTAATTTATTGGCTGTTACAAGAACGTTTTTATTGTTGTTAAAAAGGACAAAGTGTAGCATCATTATGGATGATGATATAGTATTATGTGATAAAATGCCATTTGTGTAAAATCTATGATTTGGATGATTTATCGTTAAATCAAACATTGAAGTTTTGAAATTACTTTTTTCAATTGAAATTACTTTTTCCAATCCACTATTTGTTTGAATGTAATCACCAATCTTCAGTTCTTTAATAAAAACCTGGTTGAATTTGTTGTCAAATACAATATGATTATCTGCACATATTAATTCATGATTTTCGGTTGTTAGTTTGTAGTTTCTATATGGTTGAGTTAGATGTATATGTGACGCTTCCTCAAATCCTGTATCTGATAAGACTTTAGTCTCACTTAGTGAGAGAGTGTTTATTATTTTTTTATTGATGTTATTTTCATCTAAATTTAGTTTTCTATATTCAATCTTTTCTATGCACTGAATTAGAAATTTTAGTACAGATATTATTATATTTTTAAAAAATTTAAACATTTTTCTATTGTTTCTTTTTTATTCCTTCTAAAATCCGAGTCCCATATTACAAGAACTTCATATCCATTCTCTTCCGCTACTCTAATTTTTTCGGCATCTTTTTCCCAAATTTCTTTGGATGTTGGTCCATTTTCTTTATAAAATGGGTGTGGATGATCTGACTCTTGAAAAATTAGTGGATTGGCATGAAAATGGTCGCCATTATATTCTATAATTTTCCTTTTATTGACATCTGTAAAATCAAACGAGAAAAAACCTTTATTTTTCGCTGAAATGAAATATTCTTTATTCTTAGTCGCGAAATAGACCCTGTTTAGATTTTCGTCTTTTGGGTAGTTTTGTAGAATAGTGTAAAATAAATCCTGACTTATTTTAGAAAATCCACATTTCATATTTCCATTTTCTAAAAGGCTTTTTTGCCACTTTTCCTGTCTTTCTATCCATATTTTATTACCCTCTGTCTCACCATATTTTTCAATACATTTTTCTAATGTGAATGTTCTCTGCCTTTCTTTTCTTTTTTCTTTAGCTTCTTTTTCCGAATATCCCTTATCTATCCAATATTCTATCTTAGTTGTGTTTGGTCTATATTCATTTACTTTTTCTATAAACTCATATCGTTGGTCATCGCTTTTCCAATTAACAAATTCTTTTGAAAATGGACTTCTTGATTTTCTTTCTAATTCGGTAGTTCTTGATTTATGATTTGGATTTTTATCACCGATAAACATTTCTGAAAATATTTTTTTATATTTTTCTTCTTTCATGTGCTTACCGGAATTTATTGTTGTTTTTGATAAATCATTGTTTGAATACAATGGGGCATTCGGAAACATTTTTTTATAATCTTTTGATGTCATGTTACCATGTTTCTGTTTAAGATGTTTTCCGTAAATTCTTTTACATTTTTCTCCACAGATTCTACAAGTAACGTATTCTTCAGTGTCATTAATTTCTATACTCATATATTTTTATATATTAAAATGATGGCTTCCCCTCAATTAGGAAAATAAGATCGTAAAGTCTTATTTTTATTTTTTCTATTAAAGTTAACTTTCTTTTAGTTGATACTATATAATAGTATAGTTTTCCTATTCTGGTGTAAAATTCAAAATTAGAATTTTTAATTTTGACAATTGTGTTGAATTCAGAGCATTTTCCTGTTTGTCTTGAAGCCATTAGAATGTTAAATCTATTGTTAAAGAAGTTATCTAAGATTTCTTTTTGATAGTCTCTTAATCTCAATTGTACGGGTTCACCTTTTTCACCTTTTACCCAGCAATATTTTTCAGCAAAATATTGGATATCCATTTTACATTTTACATATTCATCAATTTCGGTAGATGACATTCGGAATGTTAAGCCAGCTTTTCTTAATCCAATCGTATTTTCATAGAATGGATTTTCTATTCTACTTAAAACGAAACCGTTATTAATCTTTTCGGCGGCTTCGTCTATCATTTTTGTGTTCCAAATTATTTGTTTTGACATAAAGGAATAAACTTTTTTACTATATACTTTACATATATATACAAATACTACACTCACTTATGGGAACTCAATCAAAACTAGAAAAAGAAAAAAACAGATTAACTGATGAATTTGATTTAATTCAAGAGGAAAATAAAGAATTTGATATTAGTCAGCATTTGGCAACTATTGATGATTTACCTGATTTGGGACAAATTGAGCTTTATGATTATGATGCTGATTTAACAATGGTAACTCAAAAAGGTATGGAAGTGCTTGAATCGCTTGTTGATTTATATTTAGGTGAGTTTCCAGAACTTAAACACAATGCTTATATTAGAAATAAGATGAAAGAGGATGCCATGGTTTATGCTGAAACTCTTTTCTTACAGAAAATGACACGTAAAAATTTTCTTTCTCAATTAAGACAGGTTGATAATGGTGATAATTCAGCAAGAATGCATGAGGTTATTAATCAGACGATACGTGAAGTGAGAGAAAACTCTAAATTTGCTTCAACAATGAGATCTGATTTAGAAAAATTTTATAAGGATTTCCGTGGTGATTTAATTGAAGTAGCTGATAAGATGAAGCAAAATAATCCAGATTCTACTTCTAATGAAGTAGAAGATGATGGTCAAGTAGTTGATTCTAAGAAACTGAATGATATGATTAATGAGGCTCTTTTGAAAAAGAAAAGCTAAAGCTTTCAAAATTCTTAATCACGTTAGAGTATTCTAATTCAACAATAGTTTCTAAAAATTTTTTAGATTTATTATGGGTGTATTCTTTTACTACTAATATATTATCCACAGTTTGAATCTTATCTCTAGCTTTCAATTTAACATCTTTTTCTGTTTTCATTAAGAGAGATTCTAAAACGTGGTTTATCCTTTTAGCCAACTCAATAGCTGATTTGCTATCATCATAAAAGGTAATTTGAGTATAATCTGTTATTTCTTCGCCTACTATTTTATCTACTTCAGTTTTAAGTCCAATAAGATGTTGTAGAATGAGTTTAACTTTAAGATAGGCAATATCATCTTCATTCCGATTCATGAATGTTTCGGATATGTAATAGAAGTTTTTTATTTGCAATCCTTTTTCTTTTAAATCTTCTTCTAGTTTTTGAATTTGTTTTTCGTAATTTCTTTTATTATTCTTTGAACAGATGATATAAATATCATCATCGGTATTAATTATTGAATTAAACGTAGATAAATCGATTTGGAATGGTATATTCTCAATTAATTGTGGATTAAGATATTCTTGGAGTGAAATAGCAAGATTTGAAAGGTCAACTTTATATTTTTTAGCTGATAATTTAACTTTATTCATTGCTTCATTAGAAAGCCAAAATGTTTTGCCGTTGAATTCTATTTTATTATTTTGATTTCGATATATTCCAGATTGAAATATTTTAAAATCGGCTGGATCTATTTTCAAAATGGGTATATTAGGATTTTCTTTTGAAACAATCCAAGGTTTAGATTCGATTTTTAATATTACATCTAAGTCGATGAAGTGAGCATTATTCATATTATTTTAACCATTTTTCTAAAGAATCTACGACCTGAGTTAGGTTATTTAGATTTTTTACTTCTTTATTTTTGAAGTAGTCTTTCCAACTTTTCTTATCGTTATAGAATACTTTCTTAGCCACTTTGGCAAATTTATCAACATTGTCATCAATTGATTTTCGAGATTGACTATTAAATCTCTTGTAGATGTTCTTTACACTTTGAGGAAAGTCCTCAATAGTTTTCTTTTTTTCATCAAAATTTTCGAATAGTTGTAGATATTTCATATATCTATATATTAAAAAACCCAGTCATTTTTGACTGGGTTTTAATTTAAGCTATTCCCTTTTCGATTGCGAAGTTATAAAGTGTTGCTAGGTTTAGATATTTTAAGAATCCGGTTCTTATATCTTTAAGAGTTTTAGACTTTTTCAAGATTGATATGATAATGATTCCAAATTCTTCTTGATATTCGAGTTGTACTTCATGCCAGTATTTTTTGTAGTTTTCATCATTTGACCATTCTTTATCGCCCCCACTTAACCAATATAAACATTTGGAAGGATCAATATTATAGTAGTTATAGTAGTCAATGTCTGATATTTTTAGATTCCAAATTTCATCGTTCCATTTAGATTTCAATCTCATCAAAATTGCCACTGCTTCTGCTAAATCAGTTGTTAGATCCATGCCTATTTCAAAATAATAACCATTATAGTCTTTACTGATTTTAATCATCTCAGAGTCCCAAACATTGTTAGGTCTCATTACAGCTACTTTCTTCTTTTTCATGTTAATTGGTTGTTTTTTATATCTTTTCAGATTTTAAATTGACTCCTGAGTGCCATTTACCCTTGAAATTTCCATTTTCAAATATTCCGTTTATGAAATTACCATAGAAGTTACCTGACTTAAAAATGCCATATTCCCAGTTACCAGAGTAGAAATCACCTGAATGCCAAATTAGAGTATCATTTTTAATCTCTATTTCAGCATTCTCAATTTCAGAGTCTAGTAGCCAGTAAAACTTTTTAAGAAGTAATTGTTTATGAATTTCATTTTGTGATTTGATTGCTTTGCCATCAATCACTAGCTCGGAGTATCTCATAACGTTTAACCAAAAATTATTACGTTATATATTGAGGTCTCGAAACCGATTTGAAGAGGATGTGGATTTTTTTAGAAAAAAGAAAAAACCCAACCTTTTGGGTTGGGTTTGTCTTTACTTTTTAAACAGGTTTTATTTGGAATTGTTTTCGAGAAATAGTTTTTCTCTTTTAGTAAGAGAGTTTATTCCCTTGGAACTTATTTTGTCGAGTATAATATCGATAGATAATTCTTCAACTTCTTTAAAAAAAGTAATAGATTTCATATTTTTCAAGAAATCAGTAAATTCATTTTGAAGTTGAACTTTCTTTTTATTGTCTTTGTGTGTGTATCCAATAACGGATTGTGTTTCTTTGTCAATGAAAACTTTCAGATAACCTTTTTCTTTGTGTTCAAAAAGTTTAGACGCACAAAGTGTCTTTATGTTATTATCAGTCAAAGCTCTTTCTATATCTTCAACAGTATTGAACTGTGTCAAGTGTATGGATAGAATGTTATTGTAATTCATAATTGTTGTTTGTTTTACAAATATAATAATAATAGTTGAAAAAACAAAATAGATTTTATCAATTTTATATATACAGAAAAATATTTCATTCTAATGAAAAAACTTTTGACAAGAGAACAATATTTAGATACAGTAAGGAGACAAAACTATTCAAAATTTACAGGAATTCCAAATACAAATGAAGCTTTCGCAAATGATGTTAATTGGGGGGACTCTTGGGTTGGTAGGTTAATAAACTCTATAAAAAGAAAGGCTAAAGTTGCTATAAATTTGAGAAGAGTTGATTCTCTTGCAAAAAGATTAAGAGCATTGTTTGATGAGTTAATTGAAACTGGTAAAATAGTTGTGGATTCATCTACAATATCCTTTTTAACAACATTGACATATTTTGATGAATTGGCTGATAAGATTAATAACAAGGAGGATATTCAAGTTATAATAAGTCATATTGATATTATGACTTCTCAAATAAAGTCATATAAACTAGTTGATGGTGATAAGTTTATTGATAAATTAAATGAATTTAAGGAATTTTTAAAAGGAGTAGAGTCTGAAGAGGGAAGTAAAGAAGATTATGAGGTTGAGGAAAAAACAGTATCAAATGTCGATGATTATTTTAAGAATTTGGAATTATTAAAGGAAGTTTTAAAGTTAGTCCAGGGTTCTGGTGCAAGTGAACCACCTAAAACTGAAGCTGGAACAAGTGTTGAAGTTGGTAAAGGTGTAGGATTCAAAGAGGGTGAGCTTAAACCATTAGATATAGCAGTCTATAAAAATAGTAAGGGTCAAATAAGGCCTGGTATCGTTTCTAAGACGCAAGTTGCTGGTCCGGAAAATGTCAATTTAGAAGATCCTAAATTTGAGGCCTCATCATATGCTATTTCAAAAAAGAATGTTCTTAACGTAGTTCCTTCGGTTAAGAAAGGAGATAAAATTACTTTTACTTATAAGGGTAAGAAAATAGTAGGTAAAATAATTACTATTAGTAAAGATAATGACCAAGTTATAGTTAAAGATGATAAGGGTAAGACATTTAACTTTACCATGAGAAATACCGATTTTAAAAAATTAGAATCATATCTTTTTGAGGATACAAATCCTGTTGTAAATCCTGATGGTAAATCAAAAAGGATTTTAGATAAATTGAAAGGTAGTGTAAATATTCTAACATCCTCTAAAGATAAAGGTTTAGCTATTGATATCAAATGGATAGATCAAGTTTTATCTATGAAAAATGATGAGAAAGTGCAAAATTTAGTTGAAGGTCTTTATAGAACTATTCATGCTTATTTATTGGGTGATAAAAAGCAAACCTTAAATCCAAATATGAGTAAGTTGATGGAGGGTTTTGTCGATGATTATAAATTAGATACAAAATATGGTTATGGTGTTGGTAAAACACAAATAGCTGCTGAAAAGATAGCAAGGTTTTACTATTTCTGTTTGAAATTCACAAGTGATAATCCTCTTGAATTATCAAGTGGTGATATTGGAGCTTATAAATTGATTGGAAATATAGGTTCTAAATTGAAAGAATTAAATGATTCTACAACTGAAATTCTTAAAAAGAAATTCAAAGAAAAAGAAGAAAGTAAAGTTGAATTCAAAGTGGGTGATGTTGTTAAATATAAACGAGATAATGGTGAAGAGGCTGAGAATGAGATAATAAAAGTTGAAGGAGATAATATCTTCTTTAAGGATAAGGAAGGTAAAGAGTTCTCCAAGACATTTGGTGATATACTTTCTAAAGTAGATAAGGAAAATGAATCTCTAATAAAAGACTATAAAAAATTTGTCAGGGTTTTTGAAGCAACAGAAGGTGTTGACTATGATTCGATTTCAGATAAATTTAATGAAGTATTTGATGATGATACTAAAGAAGCTTTTAAAATTACAGAAGAGACCAAAGAAAGATTGGAGAAAATTGTAACGGCTGGAGACTCTATTGTTATAACTAACTCAGATCCTATTATGGAAATAGTAAGACTATTTAATAGAGCTTGGAGATTACACACTCCTGGTAGAATTCCTTCTGGTAGAACTGGTGGAAAAGTATCTATGTCGGTTTTTCAAGAGTATGAAAATCTTGGAGATAGTAGTGGTAGTCCAGATGATCCTGGTAATGGTCCTTATCGAAACATTGAGTTATATGAAAAGTGGCAGGAAGCTGTTCTAAGTATATTAGGTGATACAAAATATAGAACTACTATATTTAGTGATGATGCAAAATTTGTATTTGTTAGTGGAGAGGAGATAAAACAAGTAGTTTCATTGACTTCTATTACAAAGGGTGAGAATAAAGTAGATGTTGCTAAGTCAAAACCTTTAGGTAAAATTTTATTAAGATTTATTAATAATCTTCTAGCTGATACTCAGATGTATAAAAAGGGTGGTGCGATGCCTAAGTTTATGGAAGAATATTTTGGAATAAAAGGTGAGGATTTGGATAATTTAAGTTATGGTGGATTCCAGGATGTTAAAAATAACATTAAAACAAGTGAAGGTATAGTCACTCCTAAGGTTAAATTTGAGAGTTTCTCAGGAGATTTAAGAAAATCATTGAAGGATGGTGCTTTAAGTTCTGGAAATATTTTCAGATTACAATTTAAAGAAAAGGCTACTAAGTATTTTAGGATAGTTAATGACGAACAGAACAATTGTTTTGTTGAGGTTTTTAATAGTTTTCCATTAGAGAGAGTTCAAATATCAGGAATTCGACTTCAGACACCGACTGATGTTAGATTCGCATCAATTAATGTTAGAAAACCAGTCACGATAAATGATGTCCTTAACTTGAAGCAATGTAAGTTTAATGTAATAAAAGACAAATTTGTTGCTGGCTTTGAAGTCTTGAGTGTTGAAATTAAAAAATTTGAGATTCTGAAAACAGAAGAAGGTGAGTCTTTTTCGGAGACTGATAAGTATTTATCACCTGTAATTTTGAAGAAAATCAGAGAATCTGATTTGAAAAAATTAAAAAATGAAGTCAAACATACATGAGAATAGATAGATTTAGTGATTTTAAGGTTAATGAAATATTTGGTATAGTAAAGTCTCTACCATACGATGGTATTGCTAAAGAAAACTTTAAAAAACTTCTTGATAATCTGGAAGATGTTAAGGTAAATAAATATGCTGATTATAAAAGAGAGGTTTTAATTAACTTGAAAAGTAAAAAATCTGAAGAAGCTAATGATAAAGTTCAGGAAGGGCAAGTTGTTGGATTAAAGAAAAAAAATACCTCAGTATCTTATAGTCCTCAGACTTCTATTCATGATGCGATTAAGAAGTCAGATTATTCAAATGTTACTAAAATTGAAATAATGAAAAATTATTCTAAACATAGAAAGAGTAGTAATATCTTTGGCGTTGGTAAAGAGGATACTTATAGTTTATCTATAAATGGAAAGCATTTTATATCTGATATTCGTGGAGAGGAAGGTAAAGTTTTAGTATCCAATAAAATATCCAAAGCTTTTTGGGAATTGTTATCTGAGTTATCAGTAATACAGGAGGATTTTAGAAGGAGATTGATAAAAGAAGATGTTTATAAGAAAAAGTTATCTGATTTGAAAAATAAATATACTAATTGGTTTAATAAACTAAAATAACAAAACCCCCTCAAATTTTGAGGGGTTTTTGTTTAAATAAATTGATATATAGTTTATGAAATTTCTCAAAGGTTTTAAACTATTCTTAGAGGCAGATGATGTCGAGATTCAAGAAACTCCAGGAACAGATGAATTGGTCAGTGATAACGAAAAGACTAATAAGGAATCACTTAATATGATTCAAAAGGATATTGCTTATTATAGATCTAAAAAAGGCGTAATGCAAAAAATATTCGATGATTCTGAAAGACAGGATTCAGAGATAAATGATGACTTACAAAAAAACGTCTATGCTAATCAAAAAGATGTTAAAAAAAGAAATCGATATTTAAAAGAACTTGAAAGTGTTTATACTTTGAAAAGAACTGCTGATAGATTGGCAACTCAAATCGAAACTGATAAGAAAAGAGTAGATGAGTTGACTAAACAAATGAATGATTTGAAGGATAGATTCAATCAGCTAGATAATAGTGTACAAAAAACTAAAGTTTCAGAAAGAATTGAAAAGAGTCGAGATTACTTAAAGACTTTGAATCAAACAATGCTCTTCAACAAGTCGGAATATGCTAAGATTGATAAAAATTACAAAACTAAGAAGACTAATTTTGAAACTATGATGAAATTAGAAGAGCAGAAAATTAAGAATCTTGTTCAAAAATAGAAAAATATGGTTTTTTCTATTTTATATATAACATAAATAAAAAATAAATTTAAGAATATGGCAATCCAAATCGGTAAATACAAAAGACCAGGAATCTTCATCGAAGAATTTGACCAATCAGTGATTTCAAGTCCGATTGTAGAAGGTATAACAAATACCATCATAGGAGTTTCCAAGAAAGGACCAGTTAATACACCTATTTTGTTGAAGACAATTGGTGAATTGGAAAATATATTTGGTCCTCTTGATAGACAATTGGAAAGAAAGGGTTCATTCTTTCATAGAACAATATCTAAGATGTTAGAATCTTCTCCAGTTTTCGCAATCAACTTGCTTTTAACTGATGATACACTTGATAGAATCGAGTATCAATCTCTTTCTGCTCAAACAACTGCTCAAAATGATATTGAGAGATTAGCTCCATATAGAAGATTTTTTGATACTACTGGTTTCTGGAAAAGAGATACAGAATCATTCATCAATATAACTAAGGCTGATCTTGATTATGAAAAGAGAGTATTAAACTTCACAAACTTATCTGATAAGTATGTGACTATCTTTGTTTTCAAATCTAAGAAAGTTGGTTTTGATAGACCACTTCTTGAGTGGTATGGTGGTATTGAGAAATTGCCTCCTTATGTAAATCCTACGGATTTAGCCTCTGATTATTTAGTGGATGTTGTTGTTGTCGCTGGTGATTATTCTGATTATAGAAGTTTGTCAGTTGATCCAAGATTTTCTACCTATTTCTCGGCTACTGGTTTGAGAAAGAATCAAGTAATACCATTTACTAATGATAGAAATGTAACAACATTAGCTTATGCTGATGGATTGTCTTTAATTCCATATTTTAGAGATTTAAACGGTCAGAATATTTTTATTGAGACTGTTATTAATAGAGGGACAGATCAACACGGTGTTTTCTGTTCATTCAACGCTGATCTTTTTGAAACTGATTACCCAACAGGTTTAGTTGACCTTATTGGTAATAATATTGTTGGTGATGACTTAACTGCTAACCCACCAACTTCTGGTTCCACAAATTACGAAGAACTCGATTCTAATGATGGTACTGCTGATGGTGAGGTTAAAATTAAATTCCTTTCTTATGATGAAACAATCACTGAAAGTAATTCATTTGTTCAAACTGTTCTTGATAGACCTGGTAACGTCATGGCCTTATTTGGAAATAATTCCTCTAAGCCAAATGCTGCAGGTGATCACTCATATTTCAATTTAACTGATATGAGTAATCAGTTGGGTGGTATAAAAGAAGGTTATGTGAATTCAAAAGAAAGAACTTACTGGTTTTCTGAGGGTTATGTAAATGATATTTATCTTGCTTCAGCTACGGCTAGTGGAATGACTATTTCGGTTACTTATGATTTATCAGTTCCACTTTCAAATAATGGATATGCTGTAATTGGTGGTAGGTTAGTTGATATTAAAGACACTCCATCCGATCCAAACGCTGTAACCGGATTAAATGGTGTCATTCAATTGAGTTCAAGTTATTATAGCACTTTGACAGTCTCAGGTACGAAGTCTTTTTACGCGGCTTTTGTGGTTGATACAACTGGTAAAATCAAATCTTATCAGACAACTTCTCAAAATACTGCACCACTTGTTTCGGCAACTGATATAGTTTTGGGTTACGCTTCTTTTTCACACTATGCCGGATCTTTTGTTACATCATCTGTGACTTTCCACAATGTTACCGTTGGAACAGCTAGTAATGGTGGTGATGATGCGTTTTTACCTTTGATTGGTGGTCCTGGTGGAGATTTCCAATATACTATTATTGGTTCGGCTTCAATAAAGGTAGAATTCCTTGATACAAATCAATCAATCTCTCCAAGAGATTATGTTAGATATAGAAGAATTAAAGCTTTCAATAATCTTTTAGATTACTTAAATGGATCTAATTCTGATAAAGGAGCATTGCTTTTCGATCCACTTTTGACCTTGGATGGTTTTAGTCAGAAATTAAGTCTATCATTAATTGATATTAAAAATATCAAAGATGTGAATACTTTGAATAGATCGTTTGAAATTCATGGATCTATTCCTACAACTAATCCTTCAAATAACGTAGTTGTTGATGATAATTATGTAGATAATTATTTTGTATCTGCTACTGAAATTACTTCTTTAGCTGATTACAATATACCATTGGTAATTTATAAATTGGATAATGAGTTTATTTTAGGTCCTAATGGTCTTGAAACAAAATCAACAGTGGCTGGAACCTATGGTGTTGCTGCTAGATACTCAGATTTCTATCAGAAGTATGAACAAGGTATTATTAATACTACTGATGTTGTTTATCAAAAAACAAACTATTCACCACTTCAGGTATATTGGATTTCTGGTGAGTCTGTGACCGCTTCAATGGCTGGTTTTGATTACTTGGTGTTCGGAGTGGATGAGACTGAAGAAGATTACTTTGGTAATCTTAGAACTCAAATAATCGATAGAAATAAAGGATACTTTAATGAAGTTACTGAAGACTATCAATTCTTGTTATCAGGATCATTAAATACAGGAGTATTTAAGGTTTCAGCAGATAATGGATTTGATGATAGTGTGAACTTGGCACTTGCAGCCGCTGGTGGATTTTTCAATTTAACTGGAAAAAACTTCTTAGGATTAAGTCCTAAGGATAGAGCCGATGCCTTAGATATCTTATCTGGAGGTGCATACGGATTTACCTCATCAGCTACATATAGTTATTATGGATTTGAAGTTGAACAAAACGTTAAAGATGAGTTTTTATCAAAACTTGAGAATTTATTCTCTTACAACAGTAATTTATCAGACGCTCCAATCTATTTAGATATGTATTTAGATAGTGAATTGAACTTAAAAGTTAATTTTGAGGATAAAACACTAAGTTCAACTGTTGCTTTTGATAGTATTGATGGTAACACACCTGGTGATCAACTTTGGGCTAATAATATTACTTGGGTAAAATCTTTAGATTCTAACTACAAACAATCGGTTGAATTAGAGTTTCCAAGTGGTTATACATATCAACCAAACAAAATACTTGTTAGAGGTTCTAGATATACAGAAATCAAAGTTGGTGATTACTTAGAAGCTTATTATGATGAGACTGCTTTGAATCCAAACCAGATGCCTAAGAAACTTACTAGAATTCTTTCTAAGAAGACTTGGTCAGGTGACCCTAACTTAGTAGAAATTTCTTGTGATGCTGAGATTAAGATTTCTGATTTTAATAATGGATTGGACGCAGCTAAACAAACATTTAGATACACAACAATTGATGATTATGTATCTACCTACAAAGCAATTAGCTTAAAAGGATTCAGAGTTAGACAAGATTCTTTACCTGATGGTACAGAGGCTAAGCAGGGAACAATTCTTGATTTAGTTGCGAAAGGTACACCGCTTTTCAAAGCTATAACAAACAAAGAAGCCTTTGACTTCAAATACCTAATCGACTCATTTGGTTTGGGTCTCATTGAAAGAAGCAAACAACAATTGGTAGACATTTGTGGAGACAGACTTGACTGCTTTGGTATCTTAAATATGCCTTCATTGAGAAGTTTCAAAAATTCTTCTTCTCCATCATTTGTTAATTCAGAGGGAGTATTACAGACAGAGTTTATTGCTAAAGGTGGAGATCCAGAAAGTAATCCAGCGTTCCTTTACTCATTCGGTGATGGTCGTGGAGTGTCGGCTGTAGGTTATTTCACACCTTACTTAACTGTAAACGATAATGGTAGACCAATTGATGTTCCACCTTCAGCTTATGTTGGATTAACTTTTATGAGAAAACATAACTCAACAGTCACAACTATTGTTCCTTGGACAATCGCGGCTGGTGTAACAAATGGTAGAATCACAAATATCTCTGGACTTGAGGGTGACTTTACTCCAACTGATATTGAAAATCTTAACCAAGCTCAAATGAACCCAATTGTGTTCAAGAGAAATAGAGGTTATATCATTGAAACTGAAAATACCGCTCAAACTCTTTATAGATCTGCTCTTTCTTTCATACACGTAAGAGAAGTATTGATTGAACTTGAAAGAGAATTATCAAGAATGTTGTTAGATTTCCAATGGAAATTCAACACACCTGAAATCAGAGCTGAAATTAAGTTGAGAGCTGATGTAATCTGTGAGAAATATGTTTCTAAAAACGGTCTTTACAACTACTTCAACAAATGTGATGAAGAAAACAACACATCAGAAATTATCGATAATCAAATCGGTGTTCTTGATACCTATGTTGAGCCAATCAAGGGTATGGGAATCATTGTGAATAACATCACAATCCTTAGAACTGGAGCAATTCAAGCAGGTGGTTTCATTACAGCTTAAAGATATTACTAAAATAAAAACCCAGAGAAATCTCTGGGTTTTTTATTTTATCCATCTTTTGAAAGCGTCTTTAAGTTATTTTACTATTTGAATTTGTTAACCATACTATTCATATTGTTCATGTAAGAACTTGGATTAAAGTTTGGCGTTGAACCTTGTTGTTTTTCTTCTTCTTTTTTTCTCTGTTTTTCTTCTTCATCAGTTAATTCATTGATGATTGATATATTTTCTTCTAACATCCAAAAAGGCCAATTATCAATTGCCACTTCTTGAACGTGGTAGTGTTTTTGAAGTAGAAGTTTATTTTTTAATAAAGGTCTCAAAGGCATCATGAACAACGAAAATACCTGACGCTCCGTTGGGAAACGTCATATCAGTGCGGACCTCCACTCCACACGCAGTACAATTGTTAGCTAATTCTTTAACACCAAAAGTCATTTTACCTACAGCAGCATTTAAGAATTGGAAAGAAATATCATCTAAATCTTCAAATTCTTTCAATTTAACTTTAATTCCTTCATAAGTGATAGCAGTTCTACCATTTAACATAAAAGGAATGATTTTTAAGAATGCTAAGTTTGGTGGTCTTTTTTCATTATTTTCCTTGATGATATAATCAGCAAAAGATTTTTGTAAACCGATATTTGGTGGAGTTAATTCAAACTCTTTACCATTTACAGTTGTGAATGAGAAGGAGCTTTTACCTTTATCATAGAATTTATCAAGTTTTTCATCAATTTCATGAAATCTAAAGTTTTTTCGAACCAATTCGATTGAGTTGTCAGCACCGCAAGTACACTTTACATTTACTGATAAAGCGTTTCCTTGTTGAAATGTTAATTCACGAATAAGGAATATTAGATATAATCTATCTTGATCTTTGATGTCTAAATAAGTGCCCATTTTACCATCAGCGTATTTTACACGAATACAAGCTTGTAACATATCGTTCATTTTTTCAACGATATCATAGAAATTATTATCATCAACCATTGAGTATGATTGAATTTCTTTTACCTGAGCGGCTCTTACAAGAAAAGTAGTACCTTGTGGATAGAATTTGCCACATGGTAAGTCTTTAATGTCAAATGTTAAAAATTGTAAATCGGTTACACGATTTGTATTAGGTTGTGTTTGTGTTACAAAGTCAAACATACTTTGATTTGGATTTACTTTCTCATTTCCACCTTCTAAGTCTTTTATGTGTTTTTTGAGATAGTCCTCTTCTGATAAATTATCTGCCATATTAATTGTTATTTTTTATAGTTTATATATAGTTATATCTTTTTTTCCTTGTTCTGTTCTAATATTTTAGAAAAAACTCACTTTTTTTTATCAATATATAATAGAGACAAAAAGAAAAAAGATATATAAATTATAACTAAATTAAACTAGTTAAACAAAAAATAATATAAATAAAATGCCATTGCCTCACTTTACTCAATTACAAATGACCGGATCACCTGGAGGTCCTGGAACCCAACCACAAGAACCGGTATATATGAATTTATTTGAGATAACATTCGTGTTACCTACAATTTTACAAGCTCAGGGAAGAGACCCTGTGTTGCTTTTACAACAGGCTAAAAACATTGATTTAGGTGTTACTAACAAGGAAATTGCAGCTAGTAACCAACGATTCAAATACTCAACTCGTGAATTCTTGAATGCTGGTCCCGATAAATCTTCTGGAGATTTCACTATCAAATTCAATGTGAACGTGAATAGTCAAGGTTCTATGGAAACTTGGAATACCTTGAGAGCATGGTATGATTTAGTTTGGAACTCTCAAAATGGTTATCTTCATTACAAGGCTGATATTATAGGAACAGTAATTGTTAATCAACATGATAAAAAGGGTCTCGTTTTGAGAAGAGTAACTTTTCAAAACTGTCAATTATCATCTGTTCAATCACCTTCTTTGGATTGGGGTGGTCAAGGTATTTGGGAAGATTGTGAGGCTAAATTCGTATTCGATTACTGGATTGACGAATATATTGATAATAACTTTACTATTCAACCTCCTTTTGTGGCTGGATACTAATAAAATTAAACCCTCTTTTTAATAGAGGGCTTTTTATTTTTTATTTGGGAGAGATTTGTATAAACTTCATATTTGATTATTGATATATAATACATGATTGTATGTAATAGATGTAAAGAAGAAAAAAAAATCCAGTGTTTTGAGTTTAGAAAGGATCGTGGTGTTTTTAGGAAAACTTGTAAAGATTGTAAGAATCTAGTAAAGAGTAAAAATAAATCCAAAAAAGTATTACAATCTAATTTTGATTTACAAAATAGATTACTTTCAGGTGAAAGAGATGATTTCTTTCAGTTCTTTCTTAAAAGAAATTTTAGATTAGATTCACTAGACATAGTAAGAAAAATGTTAGATGAGTTATATCCAATTAATATATCTATAAAAACTAAAATCTACTTATATTATAAAAATTTAAAAGCTCCACCAAGATGTAAATATTGTAATGATAATTTCACTAAATTAATAAACTCGTTAAAAGGATTTCATGAATTTTGTTCTCAAAAGTGTGCTTCTAATTCAAATGAGGTTAAAGATAAAATACAAAAAACTAATCTTTCAAAATTTGGAACTATAACTCCACTTTTAAATGATGAGATAAAGTCAAAATATTTACAAAATATCATAGATAAATGGGGAGTTGATAATATTTCTAAATCGGAAGAGATAAAAACAAAGAAATCTACTACCATGTTAGAAAAATTTGGAGTTGAATATAATTCGCAAAGAGTGGAGATTAAAAAAAAGTTATCTCAAAAATTGACTCTATATAATGAAAAGAAAAATACCATAAGACATGAGAAACATTGGAAGGAAAAACTCGAAAAATTGAATTTGCAATTTATATCAAAGGAATTTGGATCTATTATAGAAATAAAGTGTCCTTTGGAGGAGCATACATTTAGAATACACAAAACAACTTTTAATGATAGATTAAAAAACTCAACCCCTATTTGCACAGTATGTAATCCGGTTGGTGATACGCAGTCATTTAAGGAAAGGGAATTATATGATTTTATAAAATCTCTATATAGTAAGGATATTGTTCAATCTTATCGTGATGGTCTTGAGTTAGATATTTATCTACCGGATTTAAAGATAGGTTTCGAGTTTAATGGTCTTTTTTGGCACTCTGATAAGTTTAGAGATAAAAATTACCATCTAAATAAATTAAATCTATTTAGAGATAAAGGTATTCGTGTTATTAATATTTGGGAAGATGACTGGATCTATAAAAAGAGTATAATTCATGGGCAAATTAAAAATATTTTAGGAATATCTCAGAAGATATTTGCTCGTAGTTGTCAAGTTAGGGAGATAGATGATATAGATATTATCAGAGAATTCTTGAATAAGAATCATATACAAGGATTTATTGGTTCTAAAATAAAACTGGGTTTGTATCATTCTGATAAATTAGTTTCGATTATGTTATTTGATCAGTTTGAGGGTAGATTAAAAATGTCTGATTATGAGTGGAATTTATCTAGATTTTGTAATCTTTCTGATTTTACGGTTGTTGGTGGTGCTTCTAAGCTTTTAAAATACTTTATTACTAAATATAAACCAAATAGGATTATTAGTTATTCGGATAATTCTTGGAGCACGGGTGGTTTATATGAAAAACTTGGATTCTCTAAGGCTCATGAAACTATACCAGATTATAAATATGTTGTGTCTGATAAAAGAATTCATAAGTCCAGTTTTAGGAAGTCTAAAACCGGATTGAGTGAGAGTTTGTTAACTTATGATAAAATTTGGGATTGTGGTAAGACTAAATGGGAATTAAAAATTCAAATTCAATAATTTTATCAAACTTTTGAGATAATTTAAACCAATCTTCAATTTTGGATTATAAATTGAAAATCAATCCTTATGAATGCGAGTATTTGTTACTACTGATTGGCACTTTGGAGTTTATGTTAATAACTTAGATAAGTGGCTAAATATGATGGAAGATTACTTCCTTAATTTCTTAATACCCTATTTAAAAGAAAATGTTAGACCTGGTGATATTATGATTCACTGTGGTGATCTTTATGATAATCGAACATCAATTCCAATTATTGCTTCTTATAAAGCCGAAAAAATATTAACTGAAATATCAAAGATTTTACCAGTTCATCTTATTGTTGGTAATCACGACCTTTGGAATAAAGGTTCGAATGATGTTAATTCAGTTCGTCTTTTTAATTTTGTCGAGAATATTAACGTTTACACACAAACCTCTTCAATTGAAGTATTTGATAAGAAGTTAGTTTTGATGCCCTGGGTTGAGAAGAGATTAGATATGATCAAAGAGATTAAGAATAATCCGGGTGATTATCTTTTCTGTCATTCTGACTTAAATGGGTGTAGAATGCACCTTAACTCAGTTGCTCATCGTAATCCGGATAAGATTGATGTTTTAGAATTTAAAGGATATAAGCACGTATTCAGTGGTCATATTCACATTCGCCAATCCAACGAAAACTTTACATTTATAGGTAGTCCATATCAAATGGATCGCAACGACATGGGTGATCAAAAGGGTATAACTATTCTTGATTTGATTACTGGAAAAGTTGATTTTGTTCCTAACACACACTCACCAGTATTCAAGAAGTTTACTGTTAGAGAAGAGTCTGATATAGACCAGTTAGATTATCTTAAAGATAATAAAGATTATATTGATTTAACTATTTCTAATAATCTTTTAGTTAGTAATAGAAAGTTGAGAAGAAAGTTAGAATTATTATTAGAGAAGGGTAACTTTGCTTCCGTTGAGTATTTAGATGACATTGTAAAATCTGAAGAGGAAAAAGAAAAGAATCCTCAAATGACTGAAGAGGAATTACAAATTTCTATTCAGTTAGATTATGAGGAGTTTATTAGAAGGTATATTACTGAACAGAAGTATGCTAATGATACTTTCAAATCAGGTATGATGAAAGAGTTTGATGAGATTATCAGAGTATATAACGAGAGTTATAAGACTAAGAGTGAATAAATCCTGTTAAATTTTCGATGATTTTTCTGTATTGATGAATTTACTTTTTTATTAAATTCTCGATGATATTTATCAGCGTCAACATCTTTCAACCCACTTACGATCCATTTTTTGAAATAGGAAAATAGATTACTCCAAATTGAAATAGATTCTGTTTTTTGTTTAGTAAATACTTCTAAAAATCTTTTGTATTCACTTAGATATTGATTCATATCTCGGTTGGATTTGAAAAAATATCTAATATCAAATTCGTTTTTTGAGAAGTGTTTATAAAAAATGTATATAGTTTCATCTTGAAGATCCTCTTCAATAATTTTCATTTTTTCTTCTTTTGACATTCCTTCTACTATTTTATCTTTTATTTGATAGTAGATGCCATTAAAATAAGATTCAAATTCATCTGGATTGGAATAATAGATTATTAGACTAAGCATTTCCGCTGATGATTTGTCTTTGAAAAGATAACTGAAGTTTTTTGTTACGAAGTTGGTAATGTGTGTCATTATACTTTCCGGTTCATATTTCACTCCTTTTTTGATATTCTTGGATAAGACTCTATCTAAGTGTTTTAGTTCGTGTATTAGAGTTGATTTGTTGAGACTTTTAAGTTTTATTTTGAATATTTTATTATCAAAATCCTCAATTCCAAAAGATCCTGAATTATCCAAGTTGCGTAAAAGATAAAATTCGATAGTGACATCATAATCTCTGATTCTTGCTTCTAATTGATAGTAGTTTTTTTCTTTCAATTTAGAAATTACATGGTCGGCAATTGATTCTAAATTAGTCACAATTCCTAATTTCTCATTTACGAAGTTATCAAATGATTTAATCTTCTTCATCTTTAATTTCAAATGTTATTCTTAGTTCTCCATCATTAAATCCGATTGCACAATGTTCACAATTAGAAAAACCTAATAACCTCTTATTTACAATTTTTATAGATCCAAACAATTTTGAACAATTTTTTTGATATTTTATAATTTCATCTAAATTATTCTTTAATGTTTCTAATTCACTTATGTTACTATCAATTGATTCTATACAATCAGTTAATACATCATTTGTAATTTCCACAGGATCATCACTTGGTGGAAGAGTCCTGTCTTCCCTGAATCCAAGGAAGTTAATATTCATTGAAGGTACATCATCGTGTGTCTGATATTCCTCTTTTCCAGTTAAATATATGTAGCAATCATATGTATTTTCTTCTTCTGAGTAGTCATTGAAGTGATAGTCAAATGTAAAGTCATCTAAAATATCAAGCATAATATCTTTGAAATCTTCAAATGAGCACTCTTGACCAAAAGATTCGTTATATTTTCTCAGATGTTTCATAATTTTTCTAACTTGATTTTTAAATCACCAGTTCCTTTGATTAGACGATGATAAACTCCTTTTGGTATATATATTTTTCCGGAAATCCTAATTGGTAGTTGATTGTCCAATTGAAATCCCCAATCAGTTTCTTCAATAGATTCGATGATACGATCCTCATAGTCGCGATGCCATGCTAGATCTCCAGAATCAGTCTCTTGTTTAAAGGTTCTGATAAATAGATTATCACTAATTTTTTCTTCTACGAATGGAAGTTTCATATTAAATTACTATTGATTTATAGTCATTTTTAATTTTCTCAATTCTTTTTAACCAAGCTTCTTTATAGTTAACTCCATTTGAAGATGGTTTGTCAGTGACAAATTGTTTAACTCTTGGTTCTATATAAATTAAAAAATTTCTTACTATACCAAGTAGAGTCGAAAGTAATTTTGGATTATTTGAAACACTATTTATATTATCTTTTAGAAAGTCAAAATATGTTTGACCATTTATTATTGGTTTTCTTAGTTGTTGCATCATAAGAGTAAGTTCTTTTGTTGCATTCTCATCCTTCCCCATTTTAGTAATTTGACTAAAATTAAGAGATATAAGTGTGGCAAAATCTGTTAAGAAGTCTTTGACAAACTTGGAATTTACCGACTCAAATAAGCTATATGTTTTTAGATGTTTCATTAGACTATATATAAAAATAATCGAGATAATTATTTGATTTTAATCTATATCTCATAATTTGCCTATCTATTTTAGTATTTTTAACAGCATCAGAGATAGAGTCATATTCTATTCCTAAAATTGAAACTCTTTTTTTCTTTGGATTTCCAGTTTCTTTTAATTCCACTTGTTTATTCAAATAAAACCAATCTGGATAGGATTTGGAATTTAATCTCCAACTAATATATTCGTTTGTTTTTTCTAAATCTTTTGATGCTTCTGTTATAGAATTATATTCTTTTCCATTTATTGAAATTGATTCCTTTTTTGATAAGTGTGGATCAACATCTTCAAACTTTCTATATTTTCTATTTAGATCATCATCTAAAAAAATATAATTTTTAAAATGTATGGATTTTAATCTGTAAGATATTGTCTTTCTATCAATATTTAGTTTTTTGGTTGCTTCTAATATCGATTCATATTCAATATTATCAATTACTATTTTTATTTTTGTTTCTGGACTAAATTTTTTTCTACCTTCTCTTAGTTTTGATTTAATTTTTATTTTTAATTCTTCTCCAATATATTCATAAAATTCTTTGCGATTTTGAAAAAATTTATTAGGTATAAAGACAAAGTAAGATATCAAACCTTCAATATCTTCAATTTTTATAAAGTCAGATAGTTTGTTAAATTCCTCTTTTTCTCTTATTTTTAATCTGCCAAAAGTATATCTTAAATCATCTCCAAAAAAACTATAAAATCCATTTGCATTTTTTAGAAAATTGTGAAAAACTCTTTTTTTAATTATTTCTAACTCATCTATGTAATTATTTATGTTTCCATTATCAATTTCCTGTTTTATAAAATCACATCTTTTTCTAAAAGTTTCATTATATTTCTGCCATTTCAGTTCATTTTTAAATTTGGATTCCGGTGATAATATACTTTTGTGAATTTTATGTTTTAATTTATTTTTATACTCAATAGACTTTTTTAGACCAAAAGCCTCTTCGTATGTTTTTCCTTTTTTAGGACTATTCTTTGATATTTTTTCTTTTATGAGGTTCAATTCCGGATGATTTGAAAATGTATCCCCACCATCTCCACCAGAAGATATATTATACCCTACGTTCCTATCAGTAGAATTATATTTATCTATCCAGTAGATTTCTTTTTTGGAAAGTTCACCATAATCATATGTTTCATCTATGATTTCTTTGGTGAAGTTTTCCAACCCATATTTTTTGAGAGCTCTTTTGATTAATAATCCTGATCCATAATAGTTTGGGTCGGATGTAGTATCTTTACCGATATAAATTTTATTATTTAAAAGGTTTGTTATTTTGTAAATTTGCATAATGATTTTTATTTACCATTATATATTAAATATATTACCCTCTCTCAGGTTACCAAAACCCGGGATATGTAGCTCCGTTCCAAAGTGAAGCGTATCGATTTGCTCTACACGCCCAGTAACCAGGTGTCATTTTATCCTTTTTCAAATGACATTTATGTCTCTTAGCGAAGGATGCTCTCGCCTTAGGATCACTTACCTTAGCACTTAACCCTCCTTTAACATCTCCAAAATTTACTACCTTTACTTTTCCTGTTTTAGGATTTCTAACATATACTTTATATTTTTTCGGTCCAGAACTTCTCATAGGTTTATTCAAATCGACCTCTTTACCTTTATATTTTGCTTCCAATATAGTCTCAGCATTTTCCATCGGTAAATCGAGTGGAACCATCTCACCTTCATACATGGCAAATTCGCCGATATCTGTTGATTCAAAAAGTTCTTTGTCAGTTTCACTTAATAAATCGGTAAATTTTTTTGATTCACTCAAAAGTTCATAAAATGCTTGAGACCCAGGTCTAAAAACATTATCTAATACTGATAGTTTGTTTTCTAAGTGAAATTTAAGATTTTCAGATGGATCAAATCCAAAGTCTGAGAATTTTTTAACCGTTTTTAAATCGGCATCTTTTTCTTCCAAGTCAACTATTGGTAAATATCCTTTTTCTAGTGTAAAATCTTTGATATTTAGACCACCGTGTTTTTGTAAATCTTTTGATTCTTCTTTCATAAATTGGAATTAGTTTTTTTATATATTAAAATCCGTATCAAGAATTAGATATTTTATATATAATTCAAATTGAAGGACTGATTAATGAATAACTTGGTATTCTACGATAAAGAAGGAAATGCACTGAATTTTAACTATAATGAAACACTCGAAAGATATGAGGGTGATATCTTATTTCATGAAAACTCAAACGATACATTTAAAACTCAAGCATTATATATGTTTGAGAAAATTAAAGCATTTGAATATGAGAATCAATCCGACCTAACTCTTTTGAGGTGGCAGTTATTTAATGAGTTTGGTTTTCATTTCTATAATTCTGATTTTACTAATCAACAGATTGATTTAATTGAACCAGTTAATTTTGAGCCTAATTTTTATTCAAAATGGATTTATGGTAGTGATTTTCATAAGAAATTTCCACTAGGTACTCTATTGAGATTTGACCAATCTATTTTTGAGTTCACAAATATTGATAGGACTTTTGTAGTCGTCGGTAATAAAAAGAATGCCGTTTTGATTATTAGTATGGTTGATAACCGAACATTTAATACTTCATATTCATGGCAGACTTTGACTAACTATGTTGGTAAAACAATTTCTTCAGTTGATATAATTGGTATTTATAATTATGTAAGTTCATCGACTTTAGTAGAAAATCTATCTGTTTGGAATGAGAAAGATTTCTACAATAGATTATATAAAAATAGAAAGTTAAATATTGTCAATTCTTTGAAGAATGATTTGTACGCTAAAACTAATAAGTATATTGATGTGACTGTTGTTACAATAAAAAATGAAAATATTTATGATATTGACCATTATGAATTTTTTACCTCAACTTTGCCAGTAAATCATGATTTGTGGATTGAGGTTTTGATGAAGACAGACTTGCCTGAGGTTTATAGTGGTTCTATGACCTTTCATGATACTACTACACCGTTGGTTATTACAGATCCAATTACTTTGACAACTTACAACTATGTAAATGTTTTAGATTTAAACGTGCTTCCAATACCAACAATATTTAAACCAGGAGTTCAGTTTAAGGTTGTGTCTGTTCCACCATCACTTAATGCTTCTCAATTTTTCAATGTTTCTAGTATACCGACTTTTGTTGGTAATGCCAATTTAGTTACATATGAGGCGGGTACACAAGTTATTTGGGATAATAAAATAAAACAATGTATTCAAACTCACGTTTGGACAGCAACTTCATCGATTACGCCAGATGATGTGACATATTGGGGTAATCCGACTTATCTTCCAATAGAACAATTACCAATTTATGAATCAATTACGGCCGATTTATATTTGACAACCGATAAGTTATATTTCAGTCAATCATTTACAATGTCATCTACTGTTACTTTAGCATCTGCAGCTGAGAAATTTGCCTCAGATTTATCTGTTTTAAATATAGATTTATATTATGAGAGTGGGACAATTCATGCTGATTTGATTTATCCATCAAGATATGCGATAGTTAACTATTTTGGAGTGACCTCGTCATTCTCACCTACATCCTCACTTCAAATAGGAAGTCAAAAGTGGGTAGTCGAAAGGGCCATTGAAGTCGAGGAAAATCTAAAAAGAGAATTTAACTATGATTTAAGTCAAAACTTCTCTCATAACATAGTCTTTACAGATCTAGATGAGTATGGTTTTATAATAGTAATTAATAAAGAGGTCTACCAAACCGAAATAAGATGGGTTTATACGTCTGGAACAATCGATTTAGAAAGAACTATTGATAAAACTTTGAGAAATTGGATGACACTTCATAGTGTGGTATTACTTTCTTTAGGTATTATTCCCACATTACAAACTATTGATATAGTTTCACCTTACTATAATTCTATTAACTTAAGCACTGAGTATCCAAATGTGCCTTTACAATTTGAGGTAAAGGTTGGAACGACGGCTGACTTTCATATTGAAAAGTCACATCTATTTTTCTATGAACCGTCGGTTCAGGGCATGACTTCAAGTTTAGGAAATTATATTGACATACGAGTTAATAATAGGTCTTATGGTATTGCTCACACTTTACCACAAGCTCCTACTTTTACATCTACTCTTTCCACTACTTTACAAAATTGGGTAGATGAGTATTCTGATATATTAGATAATTTTGGTATTTATGTTGATAACTTAGCTTCAAGTATAAAGTTTAATGTGAAGAAACAGAATCAAAGGTGTGATGTTGAAGTTAGAGCTGGTCAATCTGTATTACCTGGAGATTTTAATTGGAGGGTGGTAGATAAAATGTTAGGTAATCATGGTACACTTTTAACTTCAAACGAGATTTTATTGGCTACTTATTCAACAAGTCAATCATTAGAGACTGCTGGATTCTCAACTGGTATGGTAACTGGTATTAATGGTACAGTTTATCCACTTCAGGATGTAGAATTTAATGTTCTATTTTTAGACCCTGGTGTTATTAATTTGAGTTATGAAGGACCTTTTTGGGGTCTTACTGGTGGAGTTTGTTCACTTTCGCCTTATACTGTTGTTGCATTTTCTCTTGGATTTTCTCAATCAGGATGTCCGCCAAGTCCTACTGGTAGTGGTGGTATGTTTGATTTGCAACAATTTAGTTCAGCTTTTAATTTAGTAAATATCTCAAATACTACTTACACAGTAAATTCTTTTACTGGTATATCAAACATGGTCGATTTAATCCATGTTCAACCATCTGGTTCAATTTTTGTATTTGGTGATAATGTTGGTGTCTATGATTCTGAGAATGGAACTCAAATTACCACTATTAATTTACCTTCAAATATGAATAGTATTCAGATTATTTATAATTCGGTTGATAATTTTGTTTGGGCTCTTTCTCAAAATATACTTTGGCAGATTGATCCCTTTGCTAATACTGTTATTAATCAAATTGCTATCACACAAAATGCTTTTGCTTTGGATTTTGATAGAAATACCGGATATGTTTATGTTACAACTGACCAGTCGGTTGAGATTTTTAATTTAGGATTATTGGTTACATCTATCTCAACAATTGCTTATAGTGGAAGTTGGAATTTAGTCTTCAATGATTTTGAGGGTGATATGTATGTTACTTGTAGAGATGTTTTAGGAACAGTATTGAGAATTGATGGATCAACACTTACATTTATAACTTATACTATTTCTGGACTCACAGATGACCCTATTATTTATGACCCTATAACGGAAGGTGTTTATATTTGGAGTTCTTCTAATCTTTATAAAATAGATGCTGGTGTTGTTACATCACTTACGCCAACCGCTGGTACTTTAAACTATTTAGTATTTAATCCGGTTTTATCAGGTATTCATTTATCCACGGACACTCCTCAGTTCACTCTTTGGGACACTGTTGCAGATAATTCTGTTTATACTCAATCTCCCGCAAATATTTATGGATTTCAAGCTTACAACAATTATGATGGTGATATTTACATTTCAAATCAGGATTCTACTTTTCCTGGTATTTGGACTATGAATTCTTTGACCGGTGTAATATCTAATTCTGTTATACTTTCAGCTCCTACTACTCAAATTATTTCTAATCCGGATAGGAATTCGGTTTGGACTATTCAACCAAGTACTAATACTATTGTTGAAGTTGTTCCGAGTTTGTTATTCACATTTGTGCCAATTTCTTCAACATCTTCCTCGGTTACTGATAACTTTTATGGTAGTTTAGATCCTAACTTTATCAATAGAGATTACTTATGGTTACATACAAGAGATTTTATTAGAAGACCAAGAGAAAACTTCAATGGTGATGTTAAAGTTTCATTATATTGGAAATGGTTTTCTGATAATATCCCAGAGTTTTTCCTATATGATTTTAGTGGTGATTTATTACCAACAACTGGTGTTCTAGCATATACTGGACCAAAACCTTTAACCACTATTCACTTAAATAGATCAGCTAACAGAAGTTTAGATAGAGTAAGTTTGCCAGAATATCAACAGACTATATTTCCAATTATTGATAATGAATTGAGTTATATTGATGATGTTGATGATCTATCAACTGTGCCAGAGCCTATTGAATGTTTTATTGGATATAATGCTCAAGTTGAAGGTGGTTTAAGGAGCATCTTGCAACTTTATAAGAAGGAGTCTATTGATTTCACAATTAGTACTTCTACTTCTCAATCTGATATAATTACTTTCCAAACTATAACTACAACAAATGATAGATATGGTGTGATTTCACTAGATGTAAATTCAACAAGTAATTTCTTAAATTATTCTAATGGTGATGTAAGAGGTTTAAAAGTAGGACAACAATTGGCTTTATTTATCAAAGACGAGACAAATACTAAAAAACAATATATTTCTAAAAATAATGGATATCTTGTTAAAATACGATCAATAAACTTCAAATCACTTGTTGTAGATTTCTTTAAACAAATTGATCAATTCACACAGGAATCTACAATTATTTCAGATTATCCTAAGAATGGTCAAACAACTTATCTTTCGGTTAGATTCAAAGTCTGGGATAAAGAGATTGGAAGATTTAATGTTTATGGTCAAACTGAAATTGAAGATATTCGATTTAAGACGGAATTGGGAAATGTTGGTAAAATAGTTTCATCTGATGATGTTTATATTTTTAAAGAATATGACATTAAAGAAGAAGGTATTGATTGGGTCTATCTAAATGGTAAGAGAAAAGAGATGTTGATGATGAAGAATCTCATATATCCATACATCGGTAGTTATAAGTCTATCATTAATGCAATTAATTATTTTGGATATAATGATTTAGAGTTAAATGAATATTATAGAAATATCAATGTCGATTCTCCAAACTATTTTAAATTATTCAAGGTTGAAATACCGGATATTTTTGACAATACTGTTGAGGGTTGGAAGGAAAATGATTTTATTAAGCATACTTTTCCTAATCCAAATTATGCAGATACTAACCTATTCAATTTAACTTATAGAATTACAGATAGGGAGGGAAATAATGTTTTGAATTATACATTAGAAGAAGTTCAGAAAAAACTTCAAGGATTGAAATATTGGTTACAAAAGAATATTATTCCAATTACACATAAGATTTTAGATATTACTGGAAGAGCCGATTTTCAGGGTGTATCAACTATTACTCATATAGTAAGAGATGTTAATATTATTAAACACTATGAAAATTTTACTCCAGTTTCATTCAAAATGAATGAGTTGTATTTGATGCCAGTGAATAATGGTTCGACAGTTTACAATTGTGTATTGGATTTTTATTTTCCGACAGATGTTCCTTCGAGATATCCTGGAATAACACAATCTACACTTCCCGATTATTATACTATTGATATAAGAAGTTATCAGATTTATCGTGAATGGTATGCCTTCAAAAACTATACGGTTGGTGATAGAGTAGTCTATTATGATAAGTTATATGAGTCATTTATCGATAACAATAAAACAAATAATCCAAGAAAGTATGAGAACATAGGTGAGTGGACTAAAGGAAATGTTTATAATGTTTCTGATATAGTTAAGTATCAAAGAGAGTTTTATATTTTTACGAGTTATGGTTTTGGAACAGCTTCAACCGCTTCAGTTGTAACACCTTTTATTGATAGTGGAACAGCTGGTAGTAATTGGTTAAATATTACTGAGTGGAAAGAAGTAGATTTATCACCAATTCAACATATTTCTGAAAGAAGAAGAATTGATAACCTTTATCCATTTAATTTTACTATTGACTCTAATATTGATCCTTATTTAGTAATTGAAGTATCTTCTGAAAATGGATATGGTTCTCATTATCGAGACAGAAAGAATTATGAGATTAAGGGTATTTTGGATTTGAGAGAATTGGAATCTTATACGAATCTAACTTCTAAGCAGTATATAAACGCGGTAATACCGATTGTATATACAAGTTAAGAAATTATGGCTTTAACTTCATAATCAGCTAGTGTGAAATCTACTATCATTACATCTTGGTAGTTTTCTGGGTCTTGTTGAAATGTTACATCTAATGTGTAGTTGGTTCCTTGTAATTCGATTATATAAGTGTTAATTTGTCTGATAATTGTTGCTTTTACTGCTTCTGCGGATATTTTAGTTTCAAAAAGAAGTTTAGTTAAATCACCTCCAAAATCTGGATCTCCAAATAATTCACCTTTATTTGTAAAAAGTATCATTTCATATTTCTGGACAATTACCCTAATTATATCATCTGTGATAATTTTATTAATTGTGAAACGTGGATGACCTTCATATCCAATATAAAAATCTCTAAAATCAAATTCTGCCATAAGTTATATATTATATCCATACTTCTTAATATATAGTAAGATGAAATACTTAATGTCAGTTAATGAGTTCTTTAAATTTCCTTTGGGTAAAAGCCCGCGATCTGATGAAGCTCTAATTAAACAGTATAGAACTGCTTGTAAAAAAGATTTTGAGGGATTATATACTGATGATGATTGGAAAAAAATACTTCAAATCTTAGAGAAAGATTGTGGTCAATTTTTAGATGAAATAAAAGCATCTGAGTCAATTGTTTTTAGAGGTGTTAAAGGAAATAAGGAAGAAATTGATAAAGGTATTTGGAAAAAGGCTTCAAGAAGTGACAGATATACTTTAGATATGAGGCAAGATGTTTCTCTCGAATTTGATAATTTATTTGCTGAAAAATTTGATATTCCTATTAGACAGATGGGAGTTTTTGCTACTAAGCAACCATTAAACGCTAAAAGTTATACAAAATATATTGATAAACAGGATGGATTTGAGAGAAAGAGAACAGTCAATTTTATATTTTTCCCAATTGGTGAGTGTCGATATTTCTGGAATCCAAAAATTACGGACTTATATTCTGATGTCGAGGTGGAACAATGGTATATGGATTATGATTTTATTGGTGATTTGGATTTCGATGATGAGTATCTAATGGATAGATGGTGGGAGATATATGGTGAGCCTGGTCAAAAAATCGATGAGTGGAGTTGGTGTCGTGGTGGTGGTAAGGGACAATATTCTTACAAGGGAATAAAAACAGGTTTAAATCAAATACCAAGGATTTTAGGTGAAATTAGAGAGAATCCAGATAAATATTCAGCCAGTTCTGATATAGAACAAGAAGATTTGAAAAAAGACTTAATTTGGATTCCAGAGATGAATATAGATGAGTATGAAAAAGTTATGGCGGAAGAAGTTAAAAAAAATGCTGTCTCTCATATGAATCAAATTGTTCAAGGCTACCGAGAAGATGGTATGAAAGAAATTGGAGAACAAGAAATAACATTTGTTTGTAAGGAATATTATCTTGTAGATGATGCTTTCCTTCATAAGATAGAAGAGTGGATAGACTCAAAGTAAAATATCTCTAAACTTACCAATAACAGTCATTCCTAAAATAATCGGATCAGATTGTGAATCCAATTTGGAACGATAATCGGAAATTACATAGTTACATTTGAAAAGCTTATCTACGTTTTTGCCTTCTTGTAAAGACCATTCGATAAATGTTTTTCCTAAGACTTGAAAAAGTAAATCTATTTTTTCAGCACCATAAAGTGTCATTAAAAAATGATAAATCTTTTCATAATCAGCCGACTTATCATAAATTAAATTATAAGTATCAATTTTAAGTTTATTATTGACGTTAGAACCAGTAGATGAAACCTCACCTGTATCTTTAATATTCTGTAATTCAACAAAGATTGAACGTATATCAGGATACTTTTTATTTATTAGAGAAATCAAAACTTCTTTTTCTATGGTTAGATTTTCTTTTGGACAAACAACATCTGTTATTCTTTTAAAGATTCCGTTTTTAACCATTTTTTCTTCTTCAGTACTTTGGGTGTCAAAGTTGATAGCGGTAAATCTTGATTTAATACCATCTGATATCTTATTGTAATGATTTGTAGTTAGAATAAAACGAACATTGTGATGATATTGTTCAATGAATGCTTTTAAAGCGTCTTGGTATTGTTGACTTACCCTTTCAAACTCGTCAAGGAACACGTATTTAATTGGATCTTCTGAATCAAACATTGGAACGGTCTTGCAGAATTTTTCAATTTCACTACGAAGTACATCAATTGATGTATAGAGTGATGAATTAATTTCTAAGAAAGCCTTGTCTTTTGAATATTTACCAATTAAAATTCTGGCTAAAGATGTCTTACCTATTCCATAGGTACCGTAGAAGATATAGTTTTTAGTTACACCGTTCTCAAAATGTTTTTTGATACGATCGGGTAGTATGGTATCTTCTAGTGTTTTTGGACGCCATTTTTCCCAGAGTAGTAGATTTTGAATTGACATGATACAGAGATTAAAGTTCTAATATATATGTTAATGATAGGTGAAAAGTTTAATTATGATGAGACATTTTTGAGAGACTTAACAATCTGTGTATTAGATACACTTGAAGGTCGAGTTAGTTGGATAAATCGATTCACAAGTGGTGATGTTAAGGTGAATGTTCCATTTTATTACTCGTTAACAGGTGATGATAGATTTCTTCTTGACTCTTTTACTGATGATATAGTTTCACAGAATAGGTTTGTTGAATTGAATACGGATCAGATTCCAAGGGGTCATATCACATTGACAAGTTGGCAAATTCGTTCTGATGAATTTAGAAATCCGAATATTTGGCTAAGGAATGTAGTAGAGGATAATGTTGAGGCAAAGAGAGTTCTAAATAAATTGAGAGCTATACCTATCACGGCTACTTATGATTTACAAATTTTATTAAAAAGTGAAGTAGATGTGTTTAAGTGCTCGCAGGCTATTATGAATACATTGTGGCTCTATAAGTATATGTATTTTGAGCATAATTATATGAATATTGATGCCATAATGATGCAGCCAGATAATAATGGTATTGAAATTGTAAGAGAAAAAAGTCTAAAAAGTGACAATACAATTAAATTGACGGCTTCTTTGGAAGTTCAGACATTTTATCCAGCATTTATTACAAATGTTGAGGTTAATCCGTTTAGAACTCGTTGGTTTAACAATATTATTGCTTTAAGAACTGGAAGTCCACGGCCTTCTAATCCGAATGCTAATTTCGATGATTTATCACAAAATAAATAGTAAAAAATAGTAAAAAGTCGTTTTTTGAATGTAATATATAAGAATATAAAAAATAAACTTTTAAAATATGAAGAATCTAAAACTTGAGCTTTTCAACTTTAAAAAGTCATTGACTTTTGATCAGTCAGATGTGGCTTATATTATTGAAGGTCATCTAAACGGTTACACTGAATTTGCAGAGAAGCAAATGGTTTACTCTTTAAATGAGAGACTAAAGCCTTATACATATGACAAACAAGTAAAGCTTTTCCTTGAGGGATTAAATGATGATATGGCTCAGTTTGAGTTAGTATATGAATTGAAAAATCTTTATAATGTTATCAATTCTAAAAATCAAGGAGAACTTTATAGACAACCTCTAAATGTTCTTTTACAAACTATCAATCTTGAAACGGATCAAGATAGAATGTCAAAAGTGCTTAATGAATTAGCAGTTTATGACTGGGTTCCGGAAATTAAATTGTTTGTTCATAATTTGACAAAATCTCCTGAGAGAAAACAAAATCTTTTAAGTGGTGGTAAGGCTGAATCAGTTTATACTATTGTTGAGCAGGTTGAAGATGGTCATATTGCTTTTATTAAAGATTCTTGGTTCCTTTTAAGTGAAAATGCTATTGATAAAACTCTTTTAGAGAATCATGTAAAGGATGAGGCTAGATTTAGAACTTTAAGAACTTTACAAACAGCTCTTCAATTTTGTTCTATTAATGAGAATAGAATTGATTTCAGAATTTCTGAATATTTGACGGTTGGTTTAGGTGTTTCTAAGAAAGGTTTATTCATCAATGAAGATGAGTTAAATGAAGAATCAACACTAGAGAGTATTTTCCAATCTCCAGTTATTCCTATTGTAAATAAAAATTTCTATCCTTTGATTCAAGAAGTTGCTAAGAACTTAGATTCTTTTGTTGAATTAGATGTAGTTAAGAGAGTTTCTAACTTAGTTAATCCTACTTTAGAAGTATTTGCCTTTAATTATAAGAATAGTTTATTTGTTTATAGATGTGATGAGAGATATGGATATTCGTTCTTTAAATATGATTCCGCTCTTGAATTAGTAAATGAAGTTAGAAATGAATTAAATTTTGATTTAACTTACTTCTATGAAAATAAATTAAATAAAGAAGTTGTAACTAAGAAAAAACTCGAAGATAAGGAGAGAGAAATCACTCTTAAATTAGAAGATGTTCAGTTTAATATTGGAAAAGTTAAGGCATCTCTTCAGATGTTGGGTGAAACTAAAGTTCTTAAAGAAGCTTTAGTAAATCTTCAAAAAAGAGAAAAATCTCTTGATGGTGAATTGCAAGCCGTTAAAGAGCTTCAATACAAAGAAAGAATTAAACTTTAAAAAATAAAAACCTCGAAATTTTCGAGGTTTTTTTGTGTCTTTTTAAAACTCGTCATGATAGTTAATATATAACATCAAAGTGTCTTAAGCTTCGTGCTTAAAAATTAATGCTTTATGGATGTATCTAAATAACAAAGAACTCTATGTTGAAATTCTTGTATCAAAATCGCAAGGAAAGTTAACGAGAAAGGCTGAGAAAATGTTGGAATTGCTCGGTAAAGAAACTATCAAAAAAATGAGATATTGGAACAATGATGACAAGATGGATTGTTATCAATCTGGTCTTCTCGATATGTATCAAAATTGGTATAATTTTAATGAGGAAAAATCTGTAAATGCTTTTGCTTACTTTACCGAAGTCTTCAAAAGAGGAATAGCTAAGGGATTTAATGAGCTATATAAGAAAAAAGGCGATGCTGATAATCAAATTAAATTAATATCCCTTGAAGGATCGAATGATGGTCAAGGATTACACTCGTTATAATTAAAATTTATAAACTTTTATATAATTTCATACTACATAAGTTAACTTAAACTGTTTTTTATGAATCGTTGCTATTTCCAGAGGTGGGAAGAATCTGAAAGAGGTTGGGGAATAAGACCTGATGGTTGTTCTTTACATTTAAGTGAAGATCTTCACAAGAAGTATCTAAATGAGATATATACAATTCGTCAGAGTGAGACTTTAGTACCATATGAATACGATAGAATCACCGGACCTTTGATAGAATGTTTTATTTCTGATACTCTTTTCGAATTAGTGAGAGGAAAAAATTCACTTCGTTTAATGGAGTATGAAATGAATAATCTGGTTAAAATAGAAGAAATTTTATTTAAAATATGAATTTTTTAGCTTTCTTTTTTATTATTTCAACTTTTTATTATTTAGTTAATAAGTCACATTTGCAAAAAAATGTTGACCAGAAGTTGATTATGTATGATAACAAAAGATGGATTCTTTTCGATATAATCTATTACATACACCAAATTCTCTATTGGATTTGGTTATTTATTTTACTATTTACACAGTGGAAGATTTTTGCAATTTTACTATTGATTCTATCATTAAGTAATTCGATTAGTATTTGGTTATTTAATAATAAATATGATAATATCTTTTCTCTTATAAAGATGTTTATCTTATTTTGTCTTATAGTAGCCCCATTTTTTTCAGGTGTTCTTCAGTGATAATGATGAAGTCCCAACCTTTTAGGTCACAGTATTTTATCATTGTCTTCCATTTCTCGGAATTTTTCTGAGCCATTTTAAGATCGTATTCAAAGTTTTTTAATTTCTTTAGGGTTGCATTTTCTGGAACTGATAGTTTCATTTCTTGAAGTTTTTGAACCATTAAGTATTCCTTCATAGGTTTTACCTCAGCTATTACCTTTTTTGAGGTTCCATTACCATTATCTATCTCATAGTAAAAATCTGGATAATAACAGTGACTTTTCAAATTAATATCTCCATTTTTTTCATAATGTGTTAATTGATAGGGTATCGTTACACACTCAGCTCCCCATCTGGTAATCTTAGGATTATTGTCTAACCACGTCATAATCTTGACTTCCCAAGAACTTCTATAATAGATTCCTCCTTGTGAATTTAGCTTAAGGACTTTATCCTTGTATTTTGGAATATAATTTCCTTGATGATAATTAGTATTATTAGGTTTAGAGTTTAACATATAATATATATTGTATATGGGAGCCCTGAAAGAAAGAGTTAAATTAAATCGGTTAGTTTTTGGACGAGATTTGGTTGATTATTACCGTAATAATACTAAGTTTATGTATGAGAAGTATTCTGAGAATGATGATGATTGTAAGGCTATATCAAAAGAGGATATTCAAGTTGGTGGGTTTTACCATCTTCATTATTTAGATGATTCAAACTGGATGAGATGGTCTCCGATATTTTGTTGTGATTATCGAAAATTATCAAATATGATAGTCATATTGGGTGTCAATTTTAACTTTATTCCACTTGAGTTGAGAGATTCTATTTTTGATAAATTTATCACTGAAGAAAACTTTGAAAAGAATCAAGTATTAGAGGTCAACTTTAAGGGTATGTACACTGAGTTACTAAGATATGGATTCGAATATGCTATTCAAGAATATAATGTTGCACAAATTAAAATTGTTCATAGAATTAGTTTAGAATTATTACCAAGGTTCCTATATTCTTCACATCCAAAAAATACTTATGATCCAAAAAAATTATTAGAAATTTGGGAAACTAAACTTGATACTAAAGAACAAAGACATAAAGAGATTATTACTTCAGTGCTTAAGGATTTTTATGATGTTAAGGATGAAATAAGTGAGAAATATAATGTACTTAAAGATCATATCGAGAGATTAAGAAAATCATATGAAAAATATGGTAAACCGTAGTTAATATATACTCTAAAAATACGACTATAAATATGAAACATTTAAGAAAATTCGAAGAGCTTGAATATAAAGATATGTTGGCATCTCAAACTAAAGCCAGACAAGATTTTGAAAAAGCGGAAGATGAAAAAATCGAACAAAGAAGAAAAGAAGCTTCGGGTAAATATTTACCAGAATTAGAAGGTGATACTAAGAAGAGACAACTATCCTCACAAGAAGAAAACGAGAGAAGAGATATTGTTCAGAAAGTAATCGATGGATTAGTTGCTGATTTGAACAACAATCCAGGGTATCAATCTTTCAAAGAAGAACTATTGGCATTTTTAGGAGAATTTCCTAAGGAGTAATCTTCAGGGGAAACTGGATTTTTTATATATACCTTAAAATTTTTGAAAATTTATGGCTTCATATAACCCATTGAACAATCAAGGACAATTTCAATATAATGTAAATTCTGCTGTAGAAAATAGAGGTTTGTTTAGTCGTATCCTACGAAACCTTTCTACTTGGGGTATGAATTATGATGATATGATCATGCGTAATCAAGTTGGTGTTGGTATTAATGAGGACCCTTACGCACAACAGGGAAATTCAATGTACGACTTCTTCTCAAAGCGCGCGGTCGCATCAATCTTAAACAGAAAATCTATTCCATATCTTGATCGTTCATATGCGGATAAAAGAAGAATTCTAAGAGAATACTCTATTAAAGATGAGATTAGAGATTTTATATCATCAGTTTGTGATGAATGTGTAATCTATTCTGATAAAGATTTCTGTTCACCTAAAATGTTACCGAATGAATATTCACAAGATATTAAAGATAAGTATCAAGAATATTTTGAAAAGATTTATAATCGTTATGGATTTGCAGATTCAGTTTCAGCTTGGATGTTAATGAAGGATTTTCTTATTGATGGTTATATTGCACAGGAAATTATATGGGATGATAAGAAAAAGAATATTATTGGATTCAATCGTCTTCGTCCGGAAACTTTAGTACCGGCTTTTGAACCTTCTATTGGACATCTTTGGATTCAATATCCAGAAGATCCACAATTAAGAAGAATATTCTTAGATTCTCAGATAATTTTCATTTCTTATTCATCTCAAAATGATTATTCTGAAACTTCATACGTTGAGGGTTTGATTAAACCATATAATCAGTTAAAGATCATTGAGCAAACTAAAATTATGTTTAACATCGTTAATGCTACACTTTATCAAAAGTTTGTTATTCCTACAAAAGGTTTAGGTAGACAAAGAGCTGAAGAACAAATCGGTCAATTAATTCAAGATTATTCAGAAGAGGTTGAGTGGGATGATACATTAGGCACATTGAGAATAAATGGACAAAAGCATTTGCCTTATAACAAACAATATTGGTTTCCAGAAGGTGATGGTGGTACACCAACTATGGAAATAATGAATGCTGGTGCTGGTCATAATCTAAATGAAGATGATATTTTGAAATGGTTTTTCAATATCTTAAAAAGGGCTTCAAAGATTCCAATGCAACGGTTTCAATCTGATGAAAATGGTGGTGGTAATGTATTTACTGATGCTGCTGAGATGACTCGTGATGAGGCTAAATTTGGCAATTTTGTAATGAGATTAAGATCTAATTTTAAAGAAATAGTTGTTAAGCCTTTGAAGTTACAAATGTTGGTAGAATTTCCAGAATTAAAAGAGGATGAAGTTTTCATGAATTCAGTAGATATTCAGTTCCTTTCTAATCAATTATTTGAAGAGTGGAAGAAGCTTGGAAATTTATCTAAGAAAGCAGAAATATTGGGAACATTGAATGGTATTCAGAAGGCAGACGGTCAACCATATTTTCACATTGAATATCTGATTGATCATGTTTTAAAATTAACACCAGAAGAAAAAGAAGAGAACAAGAAGTATTGGCTTAAAGAGGCTGCTGGTGGTGGTGCTGGGCCTGAAGGCGGAGAAGCTGGTGGAGAAGTTGGTGGAGGAGCTGGTGGTGAAATAGGTGCTCAATCCACTCCAGAAGTTGGTGCTCAAACTACTCCAGAAGCTTCAACTGGTGGTGAAACCGGAGGAGAAACTGGTGGTGGAGAAGCTTCTGAATTTGAGTTTTAATTTTTAATAGATTTTTGTATAATGTTTAGATTTTAAGGGAAATTCGCTAAGATATTGATATTATTTTCCTTTGTTGAGAAGTTCTAAGCCCTTATATAAGTCGATGATTTGTTGTCGATATAAAATCCCATTACTTGTAAAGAATTGTCAATTCCCCATTTTAGTATTTTAGGGTTTATTTCAAGTCGAATTCCAAAAGATTGTAATTCCTTGACTAATTTTCCCATTTTACTATCAAGTATTTTATAGTTCGCCTTAAACTCTAAAATAGTTAGATCTGTATTAATTTTAAAAGAAAGTTTATTTATATAAATAGCAGATGTATATAATGAAGTGAGTGTATCTGAACCGTCCGAGAAATCACAATAAATTCCTGGATTCATATCTTCAATTTCAAAAAGACATTTCTCCCCTAGTAAAGTGTTTATTTTAATATCACGAATACAAGAGTTGTAGTCTTTATATTTTTCTAATAAATATTTGAAATTTTTAATATTATTAATTTCTGAATGTAAATCTATCTTCAATTCCATATCTATTTTTTTCTTTCTGATATGGTTTGTTTCATTTTTTGATAGATTTTTTTATTTTGAATTGGATATTCAACTCCGTGGTTCTCTTTTAAAGTTTCTTTTCTTTTAACTTCTGAACATTTTCTACAATAGTAGAATCCCCACTTGTTATCATATTTAACGTAATTTTTGAAAATTACTTCTTTTTCTACACCACAGGTATCGCATTTACAAAGTATTTTATGATGTGATCCTTTTGACAATAATTCGACTGGAATATTTAGTTCATCTCCAATAGAAATTTCATAACCCAACTCATCAAAATATTGATAATTGGATTCATTTACTCTGACTTTAATTTCTCTTGTGAGGATCATAAAAAACCAACAAATTTTAATGTATATATCTTTACTTATCATGTCTCTGTCTTCCTTTCTATAAAAAATCCACCTTTATTTTTTCTCGGTTTCTTAAAATTATAGATATTAAATATGAGACGTAGATGTAATATTTGTGAATTCGTTGGTGAGGATTTTGATTTCTTCAAAATAAAGAAAAAAGTTTGTGATGCTTGTTTGAAAAAGATAAATGATGATAAGCAGTTTAAAAGAAAAGAAAAGAAAGAAGAAAGAAAAGAGTATCTAAAAAACTGGAACCTTGAACATAAAGAGGAAAAGAAAGAGTATAACAAGAAATATTACCAAGAGAATAAGAAAAACTTTTTTGAATATCAAAAGACTTATATGCAAAAATTGAAAATCGATGAACCTGAAAAATATAAAAAAAGAAGAGGATATGAACGTGTAAAAATTAGAAGAGAAAAAGATCCTCTTTTTAAGTTTAAGTGTAATCTTAGGAATTTAATTAAAAATTCACTTACTAAACAAGGATATACTAAAAAATCAAAAACCTATGACATCGTTGGAGTCGAATTTCAGGACTTCAAAATTTATATAGAAACTAAATTTGTAGAAGGTATGTCTTGGGAAAATTATGGTGAGTGGCACCTCGATCATATAATACCGATATCATCCGCTAAAACTGAGAAAGAACTCATTTTATTGAATAAATATACGAATTTTCAGCCTCTTTGGGCTATTGATAATATTAGAAAGTCCAACTTTCTATAAACAATCCACCTTTATTTTTTCACGGTTTTTAACCTTTCATATATACTATCAAAATAAAGACAATAATTTCATGAAATCAGTCCTAATTGTAGAAAACTCAACTAACTCGTTAGCTCTTAACGAGAATAGTAGTCAGAAGGATCAATTTGTATTGGGTGGTATTTTCACAGAGTTCGATATTAAAAATCGTAACGAGAGAGTTTATACAGCTGATAGATTCATTCCTTGTTTAAATGAATTAAACGAGAGAATTACGAATCTTGGTGTTGTATATGGTGAATTTGATCATCCAGATGTATTTGATACTTCTCTATCAAGAGCATCTCACATTGTGAGAAAAGCTTCTTTTGTTAAAGAAAGCAACAGAGTAGAAGGTGAAATTAGACTTCTCAACACTTACTGGGGAAAAGAAGCTAAAGCTTTGGTCAACGATGGTTGTCCTATTTTCGTTTCTTCTCGTGCTGCTGGTGTTACAGAGGCTGATGGAACGGTTACATTGAAAAAATTATTCACATATGATATCGTAGCAGATCCTGGTTTTTCTTCTGCCAAAATGACTGTAAAGACTCTTAATGAATCTTTAGGTTATAAAAACCCGAAGTCGAACTTTAGAATTTACGAGATGTCAGATGATTCAAAAATTAACGAACTATTTAACATGAACGCTAACGATTTCGTAACGAAAAAACAATTGACCGATTACTCAAAATATTTAATTAATGAGTTAGCTTCTACAAAGAAGACTGTAACATCGGCTCTTTCAAAAGGGAACTTAAATCCTAAGAAGTTAGAACAACTTCTTGAATATTATGAGGAGTTAAATAAAACTAACTCACAAATTGTTAAGTATCTTGATTACTTAGCAGAAAAAGTACAAGTTGTGGTTAATGAGAATACATCTCTTAAATCTACTACTGAGAAACTTATCAAACACAATGATTATTTAGCTGAGAATCTTGAAAAGGCTATCAATTATTCTGAGTATATCGCTGAGAATCTTGATAAAAACATCGAATACTCTGAGTATATCGCTGAAAACCTTGATAAGAATATTTCTTATGCTGAATACATCGCTGAGAATCTTGATAAGTCAATTTCTTATGGTGAGTACTTAGCTGAAAATCTTGACAAGAACATTGCATACTCTGAATATATTGCAGAGAATCTTGATAAGAATATTGCATACGCTGAATACATCGCTGAAAACTTAGATAAATCTATCTCTTACGGGGAATATTTAGCAGAACATTTAGATAACTCAATTGCTTACTCTGAGTATCTTGCTGAACACGTAGAAGGTAATATTGCATACTCTGAATATATTGCTGAGAATCTTGATGACAACATCGCTTACTCAGAATATATCGCTGAAAACTTAGACAAATCTATCTCTTATGCTGGTCTAATTGCTGAAAGATTGAATAGTGGAAAACTATTAGAATCTTACGGTGAAGAAGAAACATTTCCTACTTTAAAGGCTGCTGGTTTTGAAGCTGTAGAAGAAGAGGAAGAAGAAGAGAAATCTTGGAATGATGAAATGGACGCACCTGCTCATGAGGAAACTCCTGAAGAAGAAGTTTGTGGACCAATGGCTCACGAAGAAGATGAGGAAGAAACTCAAGAAGAAGAGTCTCAAGAAGAAGAGTCTTATGAAGTTTCTGGAGAGTCTGATACTGAATTATCACAATCTATTGATAAATTGATCGAAGAAGCTAAAAAACGTAAAGCTGCTGAAACATCCGATCTACATTTTTTAAAGTTTTTAAACAAATCTCAGGTTGATAGTTTCTACAATCTTACAAACGAAGAACAAGAAACTGTTAAACTTTACATAAACGAAAAAAGTTTCTTCACTACATCTGATGTATTGAAGTTAATCTCTGAGGCTTTGAGTGCTAAAAACGAAACTCTTGAAGAAAGAGTAATCAGATTGATGCCTGAAAACATCAAGCCAATCTGGAATCAACTTAATGAGAGTGCTAGAAAATCTATCCTTTCACAGGCTAGACTTTATCCATCTGATGTTATGAAAACTGAATCTCAGTTAGAACATTTCTGGATGACTAGAAATCTTAAAAAGAATGAATCTGTTACTAAGAAATTAGTTTCACATGAAGCATTAATTCAAGAGGATAAATTATCTGAAAAAGAATTAGGAGCTATTATGGAAAGATTCAAAAACCTTTAATCTCGGGCTAAAGAGATAAAAACTTAAAAAAAAATTAAAAATTATGTCACACATTAGAATAGACAAACAAAAAGCGGTTAAGAAGTGGGCTCCAGTATTGGAGAACATGGGTGTTACAGGTGACAGAGTTGAATGGTTAGCAGAATATGCTGAGTTCCACTCTATCAATGAGAACGCTTACGCTAACGCAACTACTGCTGGTATGGGTGCTGTTTTGAATCCAGTGATTGGTGCTAATACACCAGCTGGTACATTAAATGGTTCATCTTGGGGTGGTACTTTAGGATCAGGTGACCTTGGTCAAAACTTACTTCCAGTAGCTATGAAAATCGCAGCTCAAACAATCGGTTTAGATTTAGTAGCTGTAAAACCTACTCCAGGTCCAAAAATCGACTTACTTTATATTGATTTCCAATATGATGATTTAGATATGAGTGGTGCGAATGGTCGTCCACAAGTATTTAAAATTACAGGAAATAGTAACTTGGCTGCTATTACTGCAACACTTTCTGCCTTTACAATTGCTTCAGGTGGTACATTTACACAAGGTGGTATTGCTGGTAAAAGAGTTTTCGCAAAGGGTGTAACTTCAACTTCAACTCCTGGTACTCTTGATAATACTGATCCTGGTGCGGGTTCTAAAGCAGGCGTTTTAGAGTTCTTAGGTTTCTCTCGTATTGATGGATTTCCTATGTTTAAAGCTTATAGACAAGCAAATTCTGGAAATCTTGGTGGTTCTAATGCTCCTAACTATCCTTACGCTTTCGATCCAACTTTAAATACTTTTGGAGCTACTGGTTCGATTGTATCTCAGATAAACTACATCGGTACAATTGTTGCATCTGCATCAACTACTATCGAATTAGTTTCAGCGCTTGAAGATCACCTTCCAGGTTTCTCTGCGAACTGGGCAGCTGATGTTGCTTCTGGTGATTATCCTATGAGTCGTCTTCAAGATGATCAATCTTATGCTGGTGTTATCGGTCCTAAGATTTCTTCTAAATCGGTAGCTGTAGGTACTATTGAGGTATCAACTGCTCTTAGAAGAACTGAAATCGAAGATATCAAAGCTAACACAGGTATGGACATCGTTCAAAAAATGGAATCTATACTTGTTAATGAATTATCTCAAACAATTTCTAAGCAAATTGTTGCTAAGATTTTCGAACTTGGTACATTGAATAGAAGTACTGCACCTCTTCAAAATGGTCTTACACTTACTTCAACAGCATCAACAATTTTCGATTTGAACACAGCATACGCTTCAACTTCAGTTGGTGGTGAAACTACACATGCTGTTCAAAGAAAACTTATCACTAAGATTGCTCATGCTTCTAACTACATCGCTACAGAAGGTCGTGTTGGTCCTGCTCAATTCGCAGTAACTAACGGGGGTCTTGCAGCAGCTCTTATGGATATTGCTGGTTATACAATTAACCCAGTTAAATCTAAAATGAATGGTGCTGGTCAATTATATCCAGTTGGTACAATCGGAGATATTCAAATCTACGTTGATCCTTATATGAGATATAACGACAATAGAATCGTTCTTGGTAGAAAGAACAACCCTGATCAACCAGGTCTTATCTTCGTACCTTACTTGATGGCTCAGTCTATCTCTGTAATTTCTGAAGCTACTTTTGCTCCAAGAATGTTGTTACGTTCAAGATACGCTATCGCTGATGTTGGATTCTTCCCACAAAAGCAGTATATGACTATCGTTGTAACTGATAACGCTCAATTACTTAACTAATCTATAAAAAAAGATTATAAAACCCTCTCGATTGAGAGGGTTTTTTTGTTTTAAGAAATTAATATATATACTTATATGATAAAGAATTTCAGATTATTCAATGAATCTAAAAAAGACAAATTTCCTAATTTAAAAAAATTAGAAGTTGACGGGTATCAAATCATAATGGGTAAAGATGCTCTTTCTAATGACCATTTGACAACTATTATGGCTGATCCAGAAGACCTATGGTTTCACGTCAAAGGAGTACCAGGATCACATATAATTATTAGACAGAAAGATAGGCTAATTTCTAATGAAGTTAAAAAACAAGTAGCTGAATTAGCCGCTAAAAATTCAAAAGCTAAAGGAGAGTGTGTAGTTATTTGTTGTAAAGCTAAGTTTGTTAAAAAAGATCCAGATATGAAACCAGGACAAGTTAGGGTGGATTATAGAAATGTTGAAGAAATCAATATTACAATTTAATATATACTAAAAAGATAATTTATACTGATGCCAAGAGGACCATTATTAGCATATACAGATAAACTTTATGATATTTTTGATGATATCGGTGATAAAGTCTCAGACCAACTAATGAAAATAGAAGGAGATCCTATTTTAGATAATGAAATAGGAATTGAAATGGTTGATAAATCATCACAAGATTGGTCATTTGATGTTAAAATTGGTGGTAAATATCGACCAATGAAAGTCGGTCAATTTATTAGATATTTTCTTGGTGCCACCTTTACAGAAGATGAGATTAAATCTTTCACACAGAAATATAATTTGTTGAAAAAAGGTAAACCTCTTCCTCAATTACAAAAAGATGTTCCGGTTAGTAAATCAGTAAAAGTTGAAGTTCCTAAGTTCACTTGGAATCCAAAGGATGTAAGAAGTACATTTATTTCACTTGTGACTGAAACCTATCCACATGGACATGAAGAAGAAGTAGTTCCTTTTATATCTCAGGCAGGTTTACAAAAAGATGAATTTGGTAATTATTATAAGATAATTGGTAAGTCAGAAACAATGTTTACTTCACATTTAGATACAGCAGATAGAAAGAAATCTAAAGTAACTATTTATTCTGAAACAGAAAATGGACAAGAACATCTTATGAGTGATGGTACAACTATTCTAGGCGCTGATGATAAATCTGGAGTAGCTGTAATGTTATATTTGATAGCGCATAATATTCCAGGTGTTTACTATTTCTTCATTGGTGAAGAGAGAGGTGGTATTGGTTCTGGTAAAGTTTCATCAATATTTGAAAAAGTAGAGCATTTAAAAGGTATTAAAAGATGTGTTTCTTTTGATAGAAGAAATTATTATTCAGTAATAACTGAACAATTGGGTATGGAATGTTGTTCGGATGAATTTGCTCAAGCATTGGCCAATCAGTATAATGCTCAAGGAATGAAATTCAGTTTAGATCCTACGGGTATTTATACTGACTCAGCTTCATTTATTGATCAGATACCGGAATGTACAAATATTTCAGTTGGTTATTTTGACGAACACACTACAAAAGAAAGTCAAAATATAACATTTCTTGAGAAATTAGCTAAGGCTTCTGTTAATATTAAGTGGGAAGAGTTACCAACAGCTAAAAAAATAGGTTTAGATGAAGATATATTGGCTAAATATGGAAAGTTCATAAGTGATTTTAAAGCTACTCCTTTTAATATGGAGTTTAAGATTGTTGGTGATAGAGGTAAGGCCTTTGTTAAAGTTGAAATGGATGAATCAGATGTTGATTTAGTTTCTGATGATCTTTTAAACCTTTCATATTTATTAAGTAAACACAATATCGATCCCCCAGTGACTTTTGATGATGAGATAATGAAACTTGAGTTGGAAAAAAGTAAAGGATATGGATATTTAAGAAAATATTTAGATAACTTTAATAAGTTTAATGAAGCTTGGGATGATGAGTCGTCTATTGATGATTGGAAGGAATATCAATATAAACCAACAAAAGGTGGATACCAGGAGGAAGAATATGAAAAAGATGATGATGAAAGAGGTGAAGGTGAAATGGGTGAATTGGCTTATTGGATTCGTCAGATGTTTAAGTCTAATAAGATAGATTCTACAATTGAAACAGACAATTATGATTTGATTTCCTATATTTTTCTCCAGAAAAGAGAAAGAATTTCCAAAATATTAAATGTATTTGAGGTAATTGGTAAAATTAAAACAGATCTTTTGACACATTATGGTGTTGAATTTGAACTCTATGAAAATAAAGAAGGATATCCAATATTCAAATTTGCTTTTAGTTGGGACAATGATAAATCAGAAGATGATAACGATGGTGATGAAATTGAAATGGAAGATGAACCACCTTTTTAAAAATTATCTAAAAACAATTTTGGAAATTAATATATAAGTTGTATATTTGTAAAAAATATGGGGGTGAGTGGCTTTGACTTAAAACCGTAGATTTACTTAAGCAAGTATCGGTTGGTTACATATCCGATTAATAAATTAAGTGACGATGTCGTAAACGGCAACACAAACGAAGTAGGAACCAGTGCTGATTTAGTAGCTGCCCTACAAAACAACATGCTCAAGGTAGCTGAGCTTGAAGTAGCTTAATTGATACTTCAAAAAATTCTCCCCTGAATCAGACAGGTTAAAATAATGATAGTTTTTTGTTGATTATTTATGAGTAAAAAAATCAAATATTTTGTTAGATTTAGAAAAATTTAACTAAGCTTGTAAACGATTAATTAAGTTTAGTTTTGAGGACTCCGGATCGTTACCGGACACCTCCACAAAAAAAGAGAACCTATGGTTCTCTTTTTCATTTATTGCCTTTTTCTATGTTAAGTTTACTACATAGAGGTCTCAAATTTGTGAAGTGATTTAGATTTAGAAGTTCTGTCTCATTGATTGCTGATGATAGAGGTTTTATGTGATCAAATTGCCAAGTTTCGTTGTAGTTACCGTTACAAGAGCCATAATTATCACAATTCATCCAATTCTCAAATTGTTTCTCAATATGAATCTTGAATTCGTCAAATGAACATCCTAATATATCAAAAGTTGAGTGTTTTTTTGAAAAGTTTTGTCTCTTTATGGAATTGTATATTAATCTAGAGATACTCTTTTTAAGATTGTATAGTTTATCATTTTTTCTTCTCTTTTTTTCATATTCATTCCTTTTTCTTCTATCTTCGTCAGTCCTTGCCTTTTTCGTTTTGATATTATTCCTTGACCATTCTCTTCTATATTCTTTTAATTTATCTTTATTTCTATTATTATATTCTCTTACTGAGCTCTTTCTTTTCTCTTTATTATTTTCATTCCATTTTTTAACTCTTTCTCTTTCACAAGAATTGCAAGAGTTTCTTGTGCCAAATTCTTCTTCTTTAACTTCTTTATTACATTTTTTACAAACTTTCATAATTATTAGACTATAATTTTAATTATATATTAAAAGTGATTTATCTCCTATGGGTGAAAAAAGAAAAAAATACGAATCTGATATAATTTCCAAGAAAAATTATAATTCTAAATTATCTTCTTTTCAGATATCCAAAGAATTGCATTTCAGGATTAAAGATTATTGTTCACAAAACAATCTTAAAGTAAGAGATTTTATCGAGAATGTCTTAAAAGAAAAGATAGAGAATTGAGAAATCAATTCTCTTTTTTTGTTTAAACAAATCACTAAAAAGATTTTATAATAACAAAGATTAAATTATGATAAACTCATTCACTGGTAGATGGAGCTTTTTAAGTAACTTTTATCCCTGTAAGATAGTTCACCAAGGTATTACTTACCCTTCCACTGAACATTTTTATGTATCTCAGAAAGTTAATGATGATCAAGTAATAAATGGTCAATTTTATCCGAAAGCTGATGTCAGAGAATTAGTGGCTCGTGTATCCACCCCCGGTCAAGTAAAAAGATTTGGTAGAACCTTAAAATTAAGAAAGGATTGGGATGATATTAAGTTAGAGGTGATGGAGTGGTGTCTTCGTGAGAAGTTCAAAGATGAAAAACTTAAAGAAATGTTACTTCAAACAGGTGATGAAGAGTTAATTGAAGGCAATTATTGGCACGATGTCGTGTGGGGTGTTTGTACTTGTCAGAAATGTGGTAACAAAGGTGAAAATAATTTAGGTAAATTACTAATGAAGATTCGAAGTGAAATCAAAGGTGAACAAAACAAAAGACCTTCATTAGAAGATGTTTTATTTCCTAAAGATTCTTTAAAATAATTTCTTCTAAAAAATCTTTAACACTAAGACCATTTGTTTTACAATGGTCTTTTATTTTTTTGTGTAATTCTTTGGATATTTGAAAAGTAGAAAGATTGGAATTGTATTTCTTTTTTGATTCTTTATAATCTTTTTTCATTTCCATAGGAAGAGTGGTGTTTTTAATATATAAGTTATATAAAAAAATAAGCATAAGTTATGATATTAGATGAATATGTAGATATCTCGATTACAAACAGGAATATAACCTATTATAAAAATAAAGGATATGATTTTCAAATTAATAACATATACAGAATTCCTGTCAGTGATTTATTTAAAAACTCATTGATTAAAATTAATGTCGAGTGTGACATTTGTAGAAATAAAAAAAGTCTATCTTTTCAAAAGTATAACAAAAGTTTAAGTAATGGTGGTTATTATAGTTGTTTAAGATGCTCACACATGAAAATTGAAAGAGACTTTGCTAAACTGTCAAAGTCTGGTATAGAATCAAAGAAGGAGAAATATGATCAGATTACAAAGGATATAGAAGATAGTGGTATTTTGAAATGTAATAAGTGTGAAAATTATTCGAATTTGAGTAATTTTAGGTTGAATAGAAATGGTAGATATTCTAGAATATGTAGAAGTTGTAATTATAGAGATTACAAAATTTATTTGAGTAATCTTGATAAAGATACAAAAAGAAATAGAAAGAAAAAATATTATAGAAATTCTATACACCTGAATATGTGGAGAAGTATTTTAAAGTCTTATTTATTCAGAAAAAGTCTGAAAAAAATCGATCAAACAATTAGTTTATTGGAATATTCTTCTGTGGAATTAAAGGAACACTTGCAATCTATGTTTGATGAGAATATGAACTGGGATAATTATGGTTTTTATTGGCACATTGATCATATTATTCCTGTATCCTTATTTAAGGAAAATACACCAGTGCGTGTTGTAAATTCTCTTTCAAACCTAAGACCTTTGGAAAAAAATAAAAATTTAGCAAAAGGTAAAAAGTTGGATGATAATTTTATATCACTTATTAACGAGTATCAAACTTACCTTAAAGGTGATGATATAATAAATAAAAATTAAATATGGCAGCATTAACCGGTTGGTTTGGAGGAAAAAATTCTATGTCTAATTGGATATATTCAAATATTCCAAAAGATATTAAAAACTATGTGGAAGTTTTTTCCGGATCGATGGCTATTTATTTCAATGAAGATTTCACAAATTGTGAAAATATAGTTTTTAATGATTTCAATAAATTACAAGCTAATTTTATGGCGTGTTGTAAAGATTACGAAAAGATGTTGAAATATTTGGATTCTGCCTTTTTGAAGGATGGATTTTTATATTGTGAGGAAAAAGAAGTTGATAAATTTAAAAAACATTATAGAGATCTTTATACTAATACAAAAAATCCAGAGAAGTGTGATTTTTATGATAATTTGAATTTTAATATTCCCGATTTCGATAGAGCAGTTATATATTCTTTTATGATAACTTCAGCTTTCAATGCTTGTCATGCTCGTGGTGCGGGATTCTCAGGTATAACAAAGACAAATAAATTAAAACTGACTACTCTGATTAATAAGTTGAAAAAAGACGAATATCGTCAAAAATTAGATAGATTGAATCACGTTGAGTCTTGTGATTTTGAGGACTTGATAAAAAAATGGGATAACCCAGATACTTATTTTTATTTAGATCCACCATATAAATATACTGATGGTGATGGCACTCACGACCAAGATTATGGTTCTAAGTCGATGTTTGGTGATTCCTCACATGAAAGATTAGCCAAACTTTTACAAAATACAAAATCTCGTTGGTCTCTTTCTTATTACTGGTTTAAGGAGTTGGAAGAATGGTTTCCAAGAGACAAATACCGATGGATATCGAAAGAATTTCACAGACCATCAGCTTCATTTTCTAATGATACTAAAGGCACTGAATTACTTATCATGAATTATGACGAAAATTTTATTAAAATTATATGATTCCAAAAATTACACAATGTGATGGATGTAAAGTTCCCAAGGGTTGGGGCCATGAAACAATATTTGCCAATAATGAATTTTATTGTGGAAAGCTTTTAGTATTTAAAAAAGGTTGTAAGTTTTCTATGCACTATCATATGATAAAAGATGAAACCTGGTATATTAGTGAGGGGGAGTTTATTTATCGTTGGATAGACACCGATAAGGCTGAGACTAAAGAAACTATTTTAAGAGTTGGTGATTCGGTCAGACAATTTCCAGGTATGCCTCATCAATTAGAGGCTTTAACAGATGGTGTTGTGTTTGAAGTGTCAACACAACATTTCGACAGCGATTCATTCCGCATATGGAAAGGTGATGTTTTAAATGTTTAGAGTTTGGGTTAATGGAACATTTGATGTGGTACATAGAGGACATCTTGAGTTGTTGAATTATGCTTCAACTTTTGGTATAGTTAGAGTTGGTATTGATTCTGATAAACGAGTTAAGGAATTTAAAGGAGATTCAAGACCAATTAATGGATTGGAAGATAGAATCTTTATGTTGGAAAATTTAAAATCAGTGAATAGTGTAGTTTCTTTTGATTCTGATGAAGACTTAGAGAATCATATAAGAGCTTGGAATCCTCATTATATAATCATTGGTAGTGATTATAAAGATAAAAGAGTTGTAGGTTCTCAATTAGTCGAAAAAGTAATATTCTTTGATAGAATTGAAGGATTTTCATCAACAGAAAAAATAATTCAAATAAATGAGCAAACTTCCTGACTACTTAAAAAATTTAAAATATGAAATTGATGTAGATTGTTTCACTAAAACTAATTTACCACACATTCAACCAGAAATATTACAATTGGCTGTCAGTGTTCCAATCAGTAATCCTTTTGGAAACGAAAGTGAACTAGAATATCATGGTAAATTTGTTTCTATGATTATGTCTGATTTATCACAAAGTGTGGTAAAAACTATTTTGAAATATATTTTCAATAGTGGTAAGAAATCCTTCATAGATTTAACAAATCAATTTGGTAATCCTGCTACTCAATTTGAAAACGCGGCAAGTCGATCACGTAAAATAATTGCTAAAATCCATTATGATTTGCCACAGAAATACTTAATCACTGGTGGTAGACTTGCTTCCGATTACATTATGGATTCTTCAGCTTTTGTGAATCTTCCTTTTTCCAATAATATTACTAATAATGGTGGTTTGATATATCCTTCGGGAAGTATTCATTTACAAACCAAGAGAGATGTTTGGATTGACCCCTTTATGAGATGGGATGATAATCATATTTTATGTTTTGATGAAGTTAGATTGGACATTTCTAATTTCTCATTTTCGCTCAAGAATGAGGCCACTTTTAGGCCTCAAGTCTTAGTTTCGTTGGATTTAAGATTTGAAGTGATTAATGCAGAGGCGTTTTTTATCTATGAAGATGATTATAAGAAAAACTGGGACATTCAGTCTATTGTAAAACAAGAAGATAGGGACAAGAAAATTGACTATATACTAGATGGAGATAAAGAATCTAGATCGGATAGTCAGATTGGGATTTACTTTGACGATAAATTGGAATCGTGATATTACTATCATGTATGAAGATTTCTCATCAGATGAATTTTCAATTGGTGAGGATATATTTGTTCTTGTCTATACTTATCCACTGACTGCTCAATATACATTTTCAGACGCTATCGAAGTTGTGGTTGATGAGTTCAATGCTTGGTATTCTACTAACCATAAAACATTAGAGGAGTGGTTAGATACAAAAAATGATTCTATCAGGGATAGAATCATTTCACTTGGTGATATTACTAATAAAATAAATCGTCAGTTAAGAATTGATGATTTGTTAAACGAAGAGTATGATTTTTAAGGTTCTGAAACAACATAAGGTAATGTGTGCGATTTAAGGCCGCTGGAGCTATATTGTTGACCACCAGAAACTATTGGAATAATACCATTTTGATTAAACTCTCTTATTTTAAGAGCCGATTTTACAAGTTCAATAACTTGCCTGAATGAATCTATTGTTCCAAGCATTTGCATATTATGTTTTGAGAAATCTACTTTCTTTCCAGTTTTATCAAAAATAGCTGGTAAGCTGTCGTTAAAACGAATTTCATGATGATCTTTCTGTTTTTTTATTTTTACTTCAAAACCATCTTCGGTGGAAATAATGGCAGTCGAATCATCGACTTCGGCACCAATTGAAAGTTGGATTTGAATCCTTATATGTCATAACAAATTTAATTTTTTATTATATATTAAGAATAAAAAACCTTA